TTGCTTTGTTTCCAACACTTTTTACAAATCCGATGTCGTCATCTCTTCCGAATGTAAAATGTACATCTTCTGCACTTTGTCGAACGCTTCCAGATATATCCCCCCCAGACTTGGCAAACTTTTCATCTTGAAGTTTTTTACCTTGTTTTGCCGAAAGTGGTTTTGCAGCATCGTCAGTGGTCAGGTTGTCAATGATTTCATCGTGACGAATATAGTCTTGATCAATTAGCTGATTGATGGTTGAAGTAACCTTATTGAACAGAAAATTAAACCATTGTCTTGCGGGTTTTAAGTTAACCGGAAAACCATCTTCTTGATCTAGGCCATCTGTATTTTTTTGCCCGTTTTTTGAAAACTCGGGAAGTTTATCTATTGGCATGTTTACGCACTCTCAATAATCAGTGAAACACCTGCGGGTAAAGGGAAAAAGAGTTGCACGAGAATCCTATCTGAATAAGACTCATGTGTTAAAAATTTGAAAGTAACGGACATATCATTGTTATCAACCACTTTAAATTGATCGTGATTAAGGACGAGTTTAAATATCTCGTTTGTGTCCCTGATGTTGCCTGTACTTTTATTTTTTAAAATTTTGGCTTTAATTAAATGTCTTAAAAACTGTCCTTTTGGTGTAAGCCCGCCGGTTCCAGACTGTCCAGATTCTCGAAAATAACCACCAACACTAGGATCATTAGTCTCGCCGAATGTGAGCGCATTCACTTGATCAATGAAGCCAAAATATTCAAGCTGTGCTGCACCAGGAATAATTAACGGCGTACCCGTCCATCTTGCCAATGTTTCAAGATAAGGATCATCTGCAGTATCAACATCGAATTGTTCATGCAAATTATTCAAAAAATTAAAGCAATCAACTAACGGGGAATTAACCGCCCCAATCATTGCTATAAATTTTTCTTTATTACGATGCTGACTGGTGATGAGCTTTGTATAATCACCAATGCTTTTATCATCCACTGGTCACCTCAATTTCAATAAGCGAAGGATCGCAAAAAGCAACACACCCAAACGGCAGTATGTAATCACCTGGGTAATTAACACCGTTGGCCACGATGATGATTGATGAAACTTCATAAGTCTGACTCTGTTCTGCACCATACAAATTAGCTGCGCCATAGAGTTTGTTTTGAGTGATCTTGTCTCCGATATCCAGTGCATTCACATATTCGGCCAATAACTTGCGTATAGAGTCTGCTGTATCAGCACTGTATGAATCATTTGTCGTGATCTGCAGCTTAAAACTCACATTCACAATGTTGGGTCGATAAAAAACAATATTGATTGCATCACCATAACTATTAATTACACTTACGGTGGTATTGCCATATAAGGCACATCCCATGGATTTGTACTTATGGATCAAGTTGCCAATCGCTTGTGAGTCACCTCCATATGCAATGACGCAAAGGGAGTTGGGGGGTAACCCATTGGCATCTTGAGTTTTTTCATTGTTCTCAAAATACTTACAGCGCGTGACATTTGGTAAATCAAGAATTGCCCCTCTAAGACCATCTGGCATAGACTGTGATGGAATCGACACAGACAATGCCTGACGTTGTCTAAGCTTTGCATTGGTCTCAACATCCTGACCAATTGATGAGGAGTTAGCATTGGCAACACTTTGCCAACCTCTAGTCGGCGTCAAAATAACAGTGACTGAATTAGCGGCTGCAAATACCGCACCAGCCTTTTCTGCTGTAGCTGAAACAACAATAAATCCCGAAGGGTGAATGGTGATATTTAAAGGTAATACCCATTTGTTATTGTTTTTATCTGCAACAACGCCCGCACGAATCAATGTGCCAGACAATCCTGTAATGGTTACATCAACTGTAGAGTAGGTGGCTAATGCACGAGAAATACCATTAATCTTGACATTACGTGTCAAAGCTTCGGTATCTGCTGTTTTTGGGCTAAATGAATTGTATGTCTTTACACAGACCGCATTCACATCCGCTAAAGCCAATGACAATACACCCAAAAACTGACCATCTAAGCTATCATTTTCAAGATAAACATCACTGCCATAAATATTTCTATAGTTTTGCTTTAAATAAGCAAGGATCTGATCAAATGTGGGCGCTGTAATCCCATGCTCATCAATCACGGGTGCTACTGTAGTAAGTGCCATTAATAAACCCCTGCAACTGTTAATTGTCCAAAGATTGTGTTTACAACCATTGAAACTGTTAATTTTCTTGAGTCACGATCTAAATAGCTTTGAAATGTTTCAATACTCACAACACCATAGGTCTCTAAAACACGCTGTCTCAATGTGAGCTCATACAAATTTTTAGACTGTTTTCCCAATATCGCTTGTGACCATCCTGTGCCATCTGATGTATCGGCAAACCACTCACCTACCCATAATTTGAGTCGAGTTTCTATTGCTAGAGCGACCGCTTCAGAACGATCTATATGGAAATCATTCAAACCCGACCCAAAGCTATAATCACCCTGTTCATCTTGTTTTCTATAACGCATAAAAAAAGCAGCCTTTCGACTGCCCCTCACCATGTGATTGGATTATTTTGGATTCCCAGTATCAGAGCCACCGCTTTGGACATTGCCATGTTTATGAGTTGCAAATTCAATACCGCTTATTTTTGCCCCACCTGATAACTCAGATTTACCAGATACTGTCATACCGCTCTGCATCGTTGAAGCACCTGCAACTTGCAATGTCTGTTGCATCTGTACAGGGTGATGGAATACTGATTTGGTTCCAATAAAGTGGATTTCTCCATCTGGGGTTATTTGAATCTTGCATGTATTAGCGTCATTACGGATTTCAAGATTGTCAGTAGAAATATTACTAATTTTCTTAGTTTGAGATTGCGGTCTGAAGAATGCAAACCCATCTGATAAATCATGTTTACGCATATCAAAGGGGTTTTGGATACCACCAGATTGCCACCACAAATCAATGTTACGATCTGCAAACGACACTAAACACTCATCACCTTTCTTAATAGGATGTGTGATCGTGAAGCCTCCAGCGCATGGGAATATTACTGGTACGTCTTGAATAACAGGAAGTTCTACAGTTTCAATATCACCAGATTCTGTGCGAATTGGAATTTTGATGAGCGGCTGAACGTTCACTGTCACAGCCTCAGAATTATAACTATCTACCTCACACGGCAAGGCAGTCCAAAGATTAGCCAATTCAGACCGAATAGCATCTTGAATGATAGAGAGTTGATCGGGTGAAAGTTCGTTTAATGTTAATGCCATTAGTTTGACTCCACTGATTCAACAGTAATACCCGATTTAGGCACCATTGCATCGATACCAATGCATACCAAATCGGTATACCAATCATTCCCTCTGGTATCTCCATAATGCTCAACTGACCGAATAAGAAAAAGGCCACCTGCATTGGTGGCCATTCTAGGGTCTTTTTGGGCTTGATCTACTTCTTGGCCACCATAGGAAATATCGTATCCCTCAGTTTGTAGATTGCTCATATCTACTTGAACACGCCCACCCCATTTCATTTTTGGATTAAGTAAGCAAGTCACTTTGAGACCATCACTGGTAAGTTGCGGCATACCCACCATACCGGTTTTAGCAGTAAGGATTTGTACGGGTACAGGAATATAACTAGCCACCGGTGCAATGTTTAATGTGTCATCTGAGAAGTCGATAAGCATATTATTTTCTTCATAGAACTGTCGAAGATTCTGCTCAAGTGAACCAAAGAATACGCGGCCGCGCGGATATTGTTGTTGTCTTAGCTCAACGAGCTCACCATTTTCTATACCTTGCTTATTTGCCTCAGCAATTAGAATTTTCCCTGAATCGTGTATTGTGGTACCTGCAGGTATACACTGGTTAACTAAAGCTGTGCTTTTAAGTTTGTCACCTGATTGAGCTAAAATACACAACCAAGTATCGGTCGGATTATCACGTCCACGGCGGTACTGAAATACTCGTCCTTTAAAGACAATCTCCATAGGTCCGAGCATATAGCCACACTCAAGAATCACAGTAGTATCAATGCGCTCATTGTTTACACCTGCCAAGCGATTCATGGTTGATTCACTCATGTTGTAAATGTAAAACTCGGCAGCTTTAGGGGTTGATCGGGTCGCCTGCCCAATGTGAAAGGCGATCTTAAAATCAGATAAATCTAATGCTTCTGGTTGACCGTTATTTATCTGAACCGTTAATTTACATTTTCGTTCCCATTGCAAAGTCATGCCGGATCACTCCAATATAATTGAATTTTAGAACCTAGATCATAAAAACCTTGAGACTCGTCTTTATTGGAGTTGGTCACAAATAATGAACCTTTGATTAAATGTTGGTGCTGCTCAAGTAGATCGATACCAGAATTCAAAGCTAAGCCAGAGATAATCTTATTTTCAGACCCATCCATCACATCAATAAACCAAGCATCTAATCGATAAATAAATTGAAGTTTGTAACTGATCTTATTTAATTGAACGTTAAACTTTTGGTTACCTGTGCTTAAGGGTATTTCATAAGTAGCCATAATTAATTCCCAAATAAAATTTCTTTAATTACGCCAACACCTTTGCTTAACTTAGACTCATTGACTTGTTTGGGTTGAACGGTTCCACCATTCGATATTGCCGCAGTAGCAGAAGGATTCGCTTGATTATCAAGTAAAACAATTGTCTCGGCTGATTGAACGAGAAAGACTTTTTTCAATGTCATTTCAATCATCAAAACGTTTTCAGTTTGCAAGTCTGTAGTGCAGCCAAGAGACTTGATCAACATATTTGTGTATAAACGCTTTCCTGTTGATATGACCAATAGTACTTTCGAGTCTTGCAACTGCTGCAGTGTTTCGTAAACAGCCACAAGTCCTGTTGTTTCAGAAAGCAATGAATCTCCAACCAACCCATTCAACTTGCCAGCGCTTTCAGACCAACCTACTTTAATTGTGACTTCTGGCGGCTCTTTGTATGCATGATCTGACATAGGTGAGCCAACTTCGGTAGGATGTTCGGTAATCACTAGCTCATCTTTGTGTTTTTCTTCAATCGTTACATCGGCAAACAACCCCATGATTGTGCGACCGCGTCCAGCAAGCAAGAGTGATCCAACCTTTTCTGTTAGTGTTGATGATACCATTGTGCTGAGTGCAGAATTTAAAACTGATGATATTGTCATTTTTCACCCATTAAAAAACCACCCGAAGGTGGCTGATAAGACATTTAGTGATTTATTTAATCTTCCATACCGCGATAACTTGCGTAAAATGCTCATAGCATTTTGGGTTGGTTTTTTGGCATTCAATAATATAAGGCTCACAACGGCCGTATAGGTTGCTAAAAATTCCTTTAAGCGTCATTTTTAATAAATGATTATCGAAGTCACCACAACGCAACCCTGCGCACACAAATTCTGCATAATTTAAGATATAAGTTACTGAGACAACCACATCTTGGTTTTCTAGGTCATTAATAAATTCCAAATCTATTTTTAAATCTTTATTTCCAATTAAAAGATTGTTAACTGCGGTAGCATGCTTAATATACTCTGACGACAATCTAGATTGAAGCAACATCGTAATAGTATATTGTTTTACTGAATTTCTTGTTGTAATAATGGATGTGACTAACCACCCAATCATAGCTACTAAAGCAGCAATCAATACACCCCAGTTGTTTACCTCAGGTGTGGGAATAAACCATAAAAATAGATAATCCTCAAATACCAACGTCCATAGTGCAAAAAGAAATGCAAATATGGAAACCCCTAAAATAACAAAACCCATCAAGTAGACAGGCTTTATTGATAAGTATAATTTTGGCTTAGGCAAATCCAGTACCTTCATTAAATTTCATTTAAAGTTTTCCTATATTTTGCCAGTGGTATTGCAATATTTATACTATTAATAATTCATCTAGTCAATTTATCTTAACATAAAACTATTGCAGACAGTAACGATCAAAACGATACTTTAAGCATTAAGACCACTATTCGGGAATCAGAGCAATGAAAAAACTAATCCTAATTACTCTTTTATGTAGTGCTAGCTTTGGGGTGTTTGCAAATACTGATTGCTCAAAACTATCTAAAATCGCTGATGACAATTCACAAGATTATGGAACAAAATATAGTTATACCGTGCAAGGTCAAAAAGGCTTTCGCTCTTATTTTCATTCTGCTCCTTCAAATAGATGTAAGTTAAAGGATCTTTTTTTAATCCCTAAAGATTCAGTAATTGCTTACGGTGAATTTAAGAACGAAAACCAAACATGGTTATACGTTATGTACGTTGATAAAAATGGAAATGATACCGAGGGATGGTTAAAACAACGAGATTTAAAGCTATCCGGATCCGTAGATCCGGTTCGCTAGTTTATTTAAGCGATTGCCCCAACTGCATTCCTAGCCATGAATACATTTGCATTTTCTTGACTCCGCTTGACCGCCTGAGCTGATGCTTGTGGGTCTCTAGCACCATTGATAGTCATCTCGGTTTTATATTCTTGGTGAATAGTAACTTGAGATGATTTGGTGTTTGAGTTAGTTTGGTTTACCTGTTCCTTATTTGGGTTTCCTGTTGGTACATAAGCATTTTGGGCGAAATTAGCCAAGCTCACCGAGTCCTTTGGAAGGTTGTTTAAGGCATTGCTAGTGTTGCTTCTTGTTGGAGTGGATATGTAATAAGGTTTTGGTATTTTCGCCTTATCTGCACTTGGTGTGCCATGAACGTGAATCGCCTTACCAGCCCCAAATATTTGACCACTTTCCTTGGCTTGCGCCTCCACCTCAGCTACCCATTTCTTTGTGGATGCACTAGCCTTACCTAAATAGTTTGGGTTTGCATAAGAGATATTCTCACCCACGCTTGATGCTTGTCCATTGGCTCGTTTCTCGAGATACTCACGAACAAATTTCTCCATCCGCTTTGATACTCGGCTCATTGGGACTTTTTGGACACTTCCATAAGCGGTTTTTTGGTTTGAATTGATGTCGGAAAACGCATAAGGTTGATTTACAACACCTCGAACCCCATCACCAAACTTCTCAGAAGCAGCCCTATTTAAAATAGTATCAACAACACCAGCAGCTTGATTCTCAAAGTTCTTACCCTTCAAGCTACCAACAACCTCGGTTGAAGCAACTTTCATAATATCAACAATATCTTGCTCAGAAAGTTTAAGTTCTTTACCAACTTTATTTGTTGAAAATGATGTTTTAACCGTCTGATCTACCGACTTGCCAACATTCACTACCGCCTCAACGCCCTTTTGGGTAATAGCTTTTACACCATCAGCCAACTTGGTTGCATCTGCTTTGGATTGATTGTCACCCAAACCAAGCGTTTCTTTGGTTGAACCAATTAATCCCTTGATTGTAGTGATACCAATCTCAAGTGTTTTATTGGCAATGTTGTTAGCACCATCGACAATGTTTTTGCTGACTTCATTGACTTTCTTAACTGGTTCTGATGGTTCAGTGGTATTTAGGGACTCCAAGCCATCTTTAGCAACCTCAACCACATCCTTAATGGCTCCAACGGGATCGGAAATGATTTTTTGAACAAAGTTGATCACCTTGTCTTTAACATTACCTAGCAAGTCAAGAAAACTACGAATCTTGTCCATTATGCGATCAATGCTTTTCGACCACTTAGCCCATGGCAAGAATGAGTCAGCCCCGCTTTTCCATTTGTTAAAATCCTTGATCAACCAACCTATTGCAGTAATTAATAAACCAATTAATGCAATCGCACGACCGATAGGGCTAAAAGAAAAGAGTTTAAATAGCCATTTAATCGAACCGCCCAATCCGTTAATCGCTTTTTTTGCTATACCAAGAATTTTAAAACCGAGCACAAAACGAGAGAGTATTAAGCCAATTGCTCCAAATTTAGCAAACGTTTTGATTGTATTTTGAACACTTGGATCTAATTCCGACAAGGCTTCGGTTACATTATCTTTGAATGCTACAACGTTCTGATAAATCGACTTAAGCACATCGAAAGCACTTTCAATGCCTTCTGTCCAATTTGACCAATCAATTAAAGACTTTCCACCCTCTTTCCATGTTTGGTAATCGTCATAGAGCAAAGCCAAAGCTGCAGCCAAGGCGATAATAAAACCAATTGGTGAAGCCAATAAGCTCAGGTTCAATAAACGAACTAAACCTATCAGCCCTTTTATCATTGGGATGAACTTAAGCAGCAATCCAAATGTCTTGATAAACCCGCCAAAAACAAGCGTAGCCATAGCAAAACGCAAAGCTATGCCTAGCATGTTCTTTATTTCAGGATTTAATTGACTGAATGCAGATATACCCGATTGAATCAACTGATTGAGTAAGCGTAAGATTGGAATAAGAGCCTTCCCAGCTTGCATGACAATAACTTGAAAACCAGTTTTGGTCATCATTGTTAAGTCGCGGTACTCGGTCATGAATTCATTGCCTGATTTTGTCAGATCATCATTCATGCCAAGCTGCTCTTGAATCTTCTGGTATTTCTCCATGTTCGATAAAAACTTGCCATCACGCATGGCCAACAGCGTATTCTGATCGATACCTAATGAGCTAGCGTAAGCATTCGCCTGATATGCTGGCATTTGAGCAAGCACACCGCTTAAGTCTTTCATAACATCGACACGGTCGCGCATCTCACCATTAGCTTGCTTCGTGTTCACGCCAAGGCTGTTGATCATTCCCTCATAACCTGGGGAATTACGCATTTTTTCAGCTAATGATTCTAATGTCCCTAATGCGGTTTCAGCATTACCACCCATTTGGCTTATAGCATTACCAAAGGCGGTGATATTTGTCGCACTTGCGCCGATACGTTGAGACGAGAAATAAAGTTTATCTAATTCACTTGCTGTTTGCCGCACCGCAATAACTGCACCAGTAGCTAATGCCATCAATGCGCCTTTCAATGCTACGGCTTTTAATTCAACGCCTTTCATGGCATTTTGCATTTGGCCCAAACCGCTATTATCAGTTTTAAAACCCAATGCAACCATGAAGTTGCGGATCACACCTTCTTGTGCCATGAAATCACCTTACTAACCTGCAATATTTTTATATGCCAATCCAAATGCTGCTATCAGCGCTGCTATTCCAAAACATAAAGCTGCGATAATTGCCGCGTTTGCTAGTTTGTTACCTGCTTTATCAGCACCTTGTTCGCTCATTTAGTTCTTCCAAATGTATACGCATGCAATTGCAGTTAATAGAATTGCAATAAATCTCCACGCTTTCATTTCGTTGATCTCCGTTAGACACCAATTAATTAATTTGATAAAATCTTCCATACAAATTTACTTTCCTCTTACTTTCTCGGTTGGTGGAAATTCAAAAACCCTGATAGCGACCAACTATCAGGGTTTTGCTTTTAAAGTTCATTATTCACTTTTTCACAATTTGAAAAATCAACTTGAGTTGTTAAATGCAGTTTTACAACTACTTCGATTTACGCTCACGCTCTTCATTGATCAAATATTCATTGTCGGCAACAACATCCAAAGCATCATTCATCAATGCAATATCAGCTAAATCGACTTTGCCATTTTTTAATGATTCAAATTTACACATACCCTTGATGACTGGCCGCATCAGCCAGTCTTCTTCACCAGGTAAGCTTTTATAATTTATGTGGACTGTGTTTGAATGCTCGATGCCTTCATAAGCAGCCCTTGAATAAAATTTGCCATACTGACTCGTATCACGGCGATGACAAGCGGCAAGATTTGCCCCATATCCAGATCATCAAACATGATTGACTGACCACGACATACAACAGCAGATCCGCGTTTAGTGACTGCTAGACATTTGTGAATAATATAATTCACATCATCTTCAGGCATTTTAGCGAATGCCTCCATAAACGGTTCGAGTGCTTGAGCAAGCGGTTGAAGACCACTTAAATCATTATTCTGATTCTCTTTAGCCTCATCGACATCCAAAGATTCAATAACCTTTGCAAGATCGCCTTTAGCTACTTCTGTGATGATTGGCATGAGTGTAGGGATGATCGGGGCTATTTTTCGGGATACATGAAACTGATCGAGCGCATTTAAGCGCCCGATCGAATACTCATGATCACCAATTAAGATGATTTCATTCATTTCAAATTAAACCTTATTCATAAGTGCCATATTTCATATCGACTTTAATAGAGTCAAACACCCACTCAACCATTGCACCATCTTTCGCATTGGTATAATCGGGTACTTTTTTGAACGCACATTTAGATGCCGTGTGGTTATCACCTGATCCAGAATGGTTTAAGGTGATAGTATTTTTACCCCATTTACGCGTAACGCCTTTTTGAGCGTTATAAATGTTCATCAACTTGGCATTTATAGATGAGGTTTTAAGGGCACGAATCGTAACTTGTCCAGAGTTATCAGCATGCAAAGAATGCATGCCCTCACCATCTGCACCAATCGTCATGGTGTTTTTGTCACCTGCCATGGCAAAGGTAATGCCTTCCTCGGCAATACCTGCGCCATAACCAAGATCGATGACACCATCATCGCTCGTTAAAGAGCATTGGGTGTCCATAAAGCTGTAAGTAGACATAACTGCTCCTTAACGGTTTACTGATACAACAACATCAGCAAAGTGGACTGCACCTGCTAATTTTGCTGCAATTTGAAAGACTGGGGCTTTACGTGCTTCACGTTCAGACTGAGCTTGATCATCTAGGCTATTGGCATACACATAAAAGCCTTTAGGTAAATAATCACCTGTGTTTAAAGCCCCGAAGCTGTCACCATTCCACTGTCCTTCACCAAGCAGCCCATTATCCATACCTTGTTCGCAAGCGCGCTCAAGAACACCACATTGACGATTCACACCAGCTGCAGTTTGAGGGATTTTGGTGGTGCTTGTGTAGTACAGATTCCAAAGTGAATTTTCTAAATGATTTTGAAACCAATCCAACCCGTGAATTTCATCAATAAATGACCCGTCACACATCACACCCTCTTGCAAGATTGCAGTGTCATTATTGTATGAAGCAAATACATTACAACGCTTAGTAGTCAATGCATTGGCTTCTGAGATTTTTAAATCTTCAGGTGTAATACCAGGCAATTGCTTAAACTTAAGGGTGATTGTGGTATTAGTACCATTGAAATTTACACTAAACGCACGACCAAAAACCGAAGCTGCAGCATAAGCATTGTGGCTTGAGAAGATGCAGAGTGTACGACGATACTTCGCATTTGAGAGCTTGTAGGCAATATCGGTTGTACTTGTAGATTTGGTTGCATCCTCAACTTGAGTGGTATGACCATATACACGCACTGGATCAGAAGCTTCAATTAATGCCGCCACAGATAAAACTTGTTCATCACTAAGATCTGATGCAACAACCAATCCGTACCACTTAAGTGAATCTAAACATGCTGTAACGGCGACTTGAATGGTTTCTGGTGTCTGACCGTCTTTGTGCCAATAACCAATATAAAGTGTTCGTGGCTTAGGTGATTGCCCGAAATATGCCAATGCGGCCATATATTCAGGATCTTCAACTCCGTAGTCTTCGCCAACCTCTTTAATACTTGAATATTCGCGCATACGCTCAATGGTATCAATAACACCACTGGTTGAACCTAAAATCAGTAATGAGCCAAACGAACGTGGCCCTGCCGCTAATGCAGCAAGACTAATGCTGAGATTTACGACATTAGAAACAGGTAATGTCATTGAAGACTCCTAATTTCGATGAGTATCGATTTGATAACTGTTAAATGTTTTGATTGCATACGTCCGTTGAGTCTTACGTCTGAAATTGACGACCAGATCATAGCGATGCACGTATTGATTGTTCAGAAAATCAGGTGCGGCAATGATTTCACCGCAGCCTATATATTTGATTTTATGCTCACGTAATTGAGCGATGTTTTGCGGAATGCCTAGACCATCCCTGAAGATATGTGCAGTCTGTTGCCCTTGATTGCCGTAGAAGGATAAAAAAACTTTTATAGCCTCGTGCCGAATGGAATCCATACTTTCATCATGTTGTTCAAACAATGGACCATCATCTGGTTGAATTGATTTAATACCGAATGCACACCAGCTCTCACCTTTGTTTGGCATTGGTGGTGGATCTTCTTGCCATCGAGGACGTACAAAATGACCTTGCAGAGATGTAATCCCCACAATAAAAGCTTGAAATATATCTTCTAGTTCTTGGTCATAGGCAACATTTCCGCTCGGTGGTATATAACCGCCTGTAGCAGAATCACCCATATTTACCCCAGTGGTTTTAGATCACAGATGGCTTTATTGAACCCACGGCCATAATGCAAATTATCAAGCACCTGAACTACATAGTAAGTTTTACCTTTCCATGTGATTTCATCTGCCTGATGATCATTATCACCTGCGGTCAGTTGAGTTTTGGTGTGGATATTGATCGCACCTTTTATAAGCGTACCATCCTCACGACGATCCATGTTCTGACCGCTATTTGTTGTTACCACACCACTAAATTGAAACTCTTGTTCAGTTTTATTGGGTCGTCCATTGCCACCAACCACAACAGAAACCCGCTTACACTTCAAATCCTTCGTCATAAAATCAGGATCAAGAAGAACATCAGATACGTCTAAATTAGGCACGTTTGATCTCCTCGTCTTTTTTCATGATGACGTAGGTGTGAGAGTTACGATATTGGCCAGTGTCTACCAAAGGCTTTTCTGATTTACGACCACGGCGCTTACGCTCTCGGATAGTCAGAGGGGCCAAAGGTGCAAAGTCACCTGCATTAATGAACTTTTTCACATTCATGGTTGCTTTCATGCCTGCCGATTCAAGATAGAAATACATGCGCTTAATGTTGCCTGTGAGCGCTGCATCTACTGCGTACGAAAGTTTTTCGCCAATGATGTCCTGAACTTCCTCAACACCCGACACCAAGTGTGGGCGTGGGGGAAGATTCATTGCTGGTGAGCCAGTTTCTAACAGATAACCAATCGCAGCATTAGTCATGCCATCGCCATCGGTGCGTGTTTCTCCATGTGGCACACCAACAAGCACATCGATTTGAGAAAGTTCAGAAACAGCGTTTAAGATATCCATTAGGCCGTTTCCAGAAGAAGTAACACCACTCATAGCTGAATACCTCCCGCACCCGCCATCATCATGAGTTGATAGAATTGAATGCCGAAGGTTGTCATGTTCCAATGACCGGCATCTGTATTAAGCAAACCCGATACATCCATCGACTTGGCAACACTATCAACTGATTTAGACGTTTCATTACCCGCTACTTTTCCCGCATCACCACCTATGTCAGATAAATCCATAGATCGCTTAAATAAGGTCAAGTAATGGGCAATGAACAGAGTTAGACCATAATCAAGCAGGCTATCAGGATCATTTGGATCACCCCAACGCGAAACGGGCAGTAGTTTTTTTCCTAGGTTTAAGTAGAAATTGAACTGAAATGATGGATATTCCATAACATCAGCAAACATCGGCATAACTTCACGAAAAGATGATTCAGTAATCATGATTATTTTGCCTTTGTTGTTTTTGCAGTATCTGCAGCCGAAGTATCTGCGCTTTTAGCTGCATCCGACTGGGCTTGTTCAGCTTTGATCGCACGAATCTCAAGATCTTTGATCGTTTGATCGCGCTCTTTGACTGTACTTTCAAGCTCATTGATTTTGGCTGTAGCTGCATCCGACTGGGCTTGAAGCGTATCCAGATCAGCAAGCGCTTTATCTAATTGCGCCTGAAGCTCTGCATTTTGTGCATCGTCACTGCTGATTTCTTGGCAATGCGCGGCCACAAACCAGTTTTCAGCAACTTCCTGTTCGACTTCTTGAAAGCCTGCTTGAAGCTGAACCGACTTGACTTGCCCATTTTCATCTTTGCCAAGGTTTACCGTTAATGGGCGAGAAAGTAGAATCTTAACCATCTTAGACATTTGGAATATCCTTACAGGCCATCGGCATAGTATGCGGTTTCAGGGTAAACCCACTCAACCACACCCAAGCGGCCAAAGTAAGTGGTCAATTGACGCAAGTCACGATATTCAATCGGCGTACGCTGCAATGGCACCATTGGAAAGCGAACACGATTTTCAGATTGTGTGTAGCACATCATTCGGTCAGTACCAGCGGTACCACGACCAACACACCATTTAGATGGCTGAATATCCAAAGGCTTACCGTTTTTCGCATTAGAAATACAGTTGACTTTAATGTATTCAAGAATCGAGATATTACCTGCATCGGATACTTTATGAGTTACAAGTAGGCCAAATTGCTCAGGCGGTAACAGGACTTTAGATGGACAAACAGCAAAGCCAGATGCAACCCATGCGTTATATAAAATCATGTTCACATCTTCGAGAATTTCATCTGCAGTCGCAGTCTTCCATTCCTTATTAACGTTTGTTGCGCCCACTTTTGATGAGTTAAGCAAACCTTCAACGCCAATCATTTCATCGCCGATATAGACTTGCTCATCGACATCCATGTTGTGCTTTAAGATCAGCCCGCTATGTTTCATGTTATCAATCGGGCGACCAAGCTTTTTAGCAGACTCCAGTTCTGGAATTGTCCAGCCAATCTGCATGCCCCACAACGTTAATGGCTGAGCAGTTTTGCCGATATCAAGCGCAATGCCCGCAATCGCATCAGCATTCTTACCTACCCACGATTTGCCTTTTGGTGATGCACCTCCTGCCGCTGCAAATGTAGCATTGCTAAAGCTCGATACTTCATCTGCAATTGAGACATCTGATCGCAAGTCGATATCACGCCCCCAAGTCACGTCAGCCAATGGCTCATGAATGGTCGGATCTAAGCGCTCAAGTTCACCAACAAGAAATGCACCGGTACTATCAATCGTCTGTGCATCAAACGTTTGCCATTGATCGCGGGTACGAGCACGAACAGGCTTAGCAGTACCCATCGCCACAGCAGCCGCCATGGTATGAGCTAAGAGTAATTTACCCATGTTTCATTTTCTCCAAGCACAAAAAAACTCGCTAAATGCGAGCCGTGCCTTAAATTGATTTTTTAGATATTGAATGCGATTTCAACATTGCCTTGTGCATCTGCATCGTGCATAAACATGGCTTTGGTGATTTCAATTGTGTTTGTGGAGTCTGCTACCGCTTCAATACCACCGATAGGTTTTGCAGTGGTACCCGCAGCAACACGAACGTAAACCTTACCTGCTTTTTTCGCAGTACCCGCATTACACTTCACTGTCATATAACCGCGGACTAAGGCATCTTGAATGCCCGATGCAGTCGGTACCGCTTTACCAAGTTCATTTTGCGCCGATTGAGTTGGATAAGCGCGAACCAAAAGGCCATAAACGGCGGCAGCGGTGTCAGTAGACTCCAACGGAACAAAATCACCAGTCGTGGCCGATAACTTGCCGAATAGGCCAAACGCAGCGAATTGACCACCTACATGATGCGATTCAATCGTTGATTGAGATTTTCGAGAAACATCGCCCGGAATGCCAGAAGGCATGCGATATAAAAATGCATTGCTCATTATGTTTTATCCTTAGTTGCCATAGTGGGAACGGTTGCGTGCGTTAATTTCAGCAGGTGTCATAGGTGCCTTACCAAAATCTTTGGTAGAGATACCTGAGCGAACGCCTTTCATATTGTTCTGCTGCTTGATGAGTTCAGAAGCGCCAGCGAATGCAGCATCAATCGTATGCGCGGGCAACTTGTCAAAGTCTGGATTTGCACCCACGAACGGCGAAATGGCTTTTTGACCGTCTTCTGTCGCATGAGCCTGCTTTAATACTGAACGTTTTGCATTCAATACGGCTTTACCATTGTTCACGCTATCGAATGTTGGCATGCGGTAACCAGGTGAAAGGATTTCCGCACGTGACATCACTTCTTTGAGTGAGTCACCGGTATAAGTTTGAGTGCCTGATTCATCCAGTTTTTCTGCTGGGTTTGGAGTTGTTAGATCTCCATTGTCCGTGGTTTCGGTTTCTTCTTCCTCATCCTCAGTTTTCTTTTCAGGATCATCAGAATCCTTGGTTTTTTTCTTCTCTAAGGCCACCAAACGTGAATCCATTGTTTTGAGCATTTTAAGGATTTGAAGATTCACAGCATCACCAGTTTGGGTGCCAGATTCATCCTCAGGATCTTCATCCTCGGTTTCAATATCCGGCGCCTCATCCTCAACCGCCTTCGCAATTTTTTCAGCTTCATCCGCATCTTTGGTTTTAACCAAATTACGAATACGATCGCCAATACTGACTTTTTTCTTTTTTGTCTTGGTAGACATAAAACTATCTCCTATTGAGCAGCGGGAACCGCAACGCCCTTTTTCAACTAAGGCAAAATGATTGCCCATGATGTTGCTTTGCATCCCCTTGCCCTTGCTGATCTCAATGTAATCAGCATCGTAACCAAGCGAGATTTCCACTTTTCCATCCATAACCGCCTGAATGGTTTTTTTATCTGTGATTAGCAGATCTGCGACTAAGAAATCAGAAAGATGGCCATCACCACGGCGCACATCTTTACCGAATCCTTTTGAAAGCTCTTTCCAGTTCTCCGGCGTTACCCAATCATCCGGATGATCATCCGTAACAGGCTTACCCTCAAATGAAGCAATCGTTTTAGGATCGAATAAGACATCTTCACCGCGCTGAATCAGAATCAATCCGGTACTGTCAGCAGTTACAGGCACTTCACCTTCGCCATACATCAGCGTGCCGATTCGTGCGACTGGCACATCACGACAAAGTAAGTAACCCTCAGGTGTGGTTTCCCGTGTACTGCCAATCAGTCCAGTGGTGAAAATATTTGATCGATCAACAGTTTTTTGATCTTTGGTTTTTTTCTTTGCCATACATCACCTATGTTTAGGCGTAAAAAAACCACCTTACGGTGGTCAATAATCATCAGGAATAACGGGTTCGGGATAACATCTACAATTAATATCGCACCCCGCATGCGCACGGCGACCAGACTTAACATCCATGATTGGCGGTTCATCCCAGTAGATAAATTTACCATTTAATTCATGGTGTCGCTTACGCACATCCTCATCTTCACTGGTACGCCAGATATAACCCTCAGAGCCTAAGTTCTCAGCTCTGGCCTGAGTAAATATGCTCTGTGCTCGGCTAATCTCAGTACGCGCAATTGTATTTGCTCTGGACTTTGCAACATGACCACTTGCCATGATCATGCTTGAGATTTCACTTGCTCGGCTGCCCTCGATGAGTGACCGCGTCGATAGATCCTGAATCCTTTGCGCGGCTTCTAATGGCAATGACTTAATCAATCGTACTTGCTCATGTAAGAGCTGCTGATATACCGCACCGACATCAGTATTACGAATCTGATCTTTCACACCACGTGACAAGTCTTGCGCGTAAATGAGCCATGTTTTCTCATCACGCAATGAAACGTCAGTGATGATACGACCGGCTGCATTCTTGGCCCAGTGCTCTAGCGTGTTGCTGTACTCATTCAATGCGGCAACAATCAAAGGATAGGTTTGAGGGTTATTTACATCAAAGCCCTTAACGATTGTATCGATATAGCCAGCAATTTTTCTAAGCTGCTGACTGTACCTTATCTCCATTTTCCGCGCCCGGTGCGGTGTCAGTCGGTTGATTTGGTTCTTCATCTTCTAACTTGCTCCGGGGTGGCGGTGGATCATCGTCCGCATTTTCAATTTCCTCATCGGTGATATGCGAAAACACGCCCGTAACTTCAGATGATTGACGCAGTTCTTTAAGGGCAGTACTACGGCTAATTAAACCGTTTTCCTCGGCAGTTGAGACAGCCTGAACAATCGTATTTGCCACCTCAGCCTTAACCTTTTCATCAATCTGCCAAAGTGAAGCAAAGTCAAATTTGAATGAATCAGGTAAAGCCTTACCCATCTTAGATAGCGATACAACTTCAATCAGCGTTTGCAACGGCGTACGCATACGACCTTCTTGTTGCTGGTTGATATTGTCGTAGTAGTTCGACAGATCCGACTCACCTGTAGCATTCATGCCCGCAGGGGACTGGCCGAATAAACGCACAAGCGGAATTTGGGTTGCACCAGATATTTGCTGTCCAAACTGCATCAAGATGTCATCTAGTCCGCTAAAATTATATTGATTGGTTTCAAATACATCCTCCGCATCCATGAGCGTTAAACCCTCATTCGATTGCCATAAACGAATATGTTCAATTTGCTTAACTAAACCATCAAAAGCACGCCCACCAGCCGCAATAATATCTCTCAACCCTTTTACTTTATAAGTGCGCAAGTGTGCTTTATAAACAAGTTGACCCGCACCCAAAGTAGCGCTATCAAAAATCGTTAAGCGATCCTCAAGACGCTCAATGACTGACTGCCCCCAAAGATTCTCAGAAATTGATTGCCAATAAGGGAGTTTTACTCCATCCATGCGGATGACTCGGGAGTAATGTACACGTTGATTGCACAACCCAACAGAATCTGTGATGACATCGTAATATTTTGGCATGCCATAGTAGGGTCCAAAATCTGTAACTAGATCATGGAGTGTGGGAGTAACCATCCATCGATCAAGAACCAATAGACCTTTAAATTGATCCTTGCCAATTGTTTTTGTATTTAGTGGTGTTGAGGTGTTCTGGCCATCAATTAACATTACGGCGATTGCACCACCGTATAGACGTGACCACTTAATTGTCTCGTTCAGCTTATCCCAGACCTGTAGCTGATCTAGTTCCTGATTGATTTCCTCGGCATCTTCTGGTGAATCCAACCCGCGCATATTAATTCCTTCGCGAGTCATATCATCAGCCACAACATCTACAACCTGACCCACAACCCAGCTTGAGCGATACATTGACTCAAGCTTCACTCGATTTCGGCTCAGATAATTTGCACTATACGTTGAATTGTCATGCTGATTACCAGTACCAAGCCCAACTCGTGCTGCAAAATTTTGAAAACTATCCGCAGTAAATTTAAGTAATCCCATTAAAAGTTCTCACAGTCTAGACCAGACACCAGTTCCACCACGAGCCATGATGTACCCATCCAATGAATAACGAATCGCATCAATTCCATGGTTCCACTTATCAATAATGATTGGTAATACCTCATCTGTGAGGCGGTCTTTTTTGTATGAATAATTCCTAAATTCTTCCAGCGTATGTTTGCAACGCGAATGAATCACAACCTTTTCAAAGCCTTTAATGTGAGCAATACCATCTTCAACAGAACCCTGCCATTTTTCAGCAGCTTCAATATTGAACCCCTGACGCCTTAGAAAGCTAATTGTCTCAGGTCGAGAGCAATCACCCTTTATTGGCCAGTTGCGTGACAATGGTACTGAGTCATAAAATTGAGCCATTTCATCCAATTCCACTCCAACCCCAAACGCCTCATATTCAATGTAGAGAGTATTTTCTAGAATAAAGGATCTAATTAGTGTGCTTGGATCATTTGCAAAACCAAAGTCAGCACCGAAAAATAAGCGGTCTGCCGTTTTCCATAGATCATCATCAAAAGCCTCAACCTTGTATTTATTTCTAAATATTTGTGCTTCTGAAAGCTCTAAATAATCACCTTCCCATATCCAGCGATAAGTCGCATCGTCCTGATTGGCTTGATCTTGTCTACGCTCAATTTCTAAGACCTCTGGAAACCATGGATTGTCTGAGTAATTCATCTCAACACCAACACCAATGAGCTCACCAGTCAAATCATCAAATATTTTCTCATGTCTAAATCGCTTACTTGTGGCACTGTCACGTTTTTCAGGGTTCCATGTCACCCAAACCTCAGAACCATCTTCACGCACTGTAGGTAATAATTTACGCCAAGCAATTTCTGAAACTGTTTCAGCTTCATCGACCCAACAAAGCAATATGCGCGCTTTCGACTTAATACTGTCAAGATTATGTCTTAATCCAGCGAACCCGTAGCTAACACGGCGGTTTTTAGTGCGTATATAATTTTCTCCCATTTCATAATATTTACTTAAGAAAGGGACTGAACGAATTGCCTGTTTGATTTCCTCCATTGAGGACTCGGACAAAGTATTCATGTATTCACGAGCACCTAAAATTAATCCGCTTATTCCAGCTTCGGCGAACATATACCCCTTAATAGCAGTCATGAGAGCAAATGATCTGGTTTTTGCTGAACCACGACCTCCCCATGACGATCTATATCGAACACTAGGAGCACTAAATATTGGAATTAATTTTGGTGGTAGTTCAATCTGTACTTTGGACATTTGGAGCCACCAATTCAATTGTTGTTGGCTTGTTTATTGATTCACCTTTAGTAGTGTGATCAACCTCTTGCTTATTGGTATATAAGCCACCACTATCCTTTGCTGCCTGCTCCATGATTCGCAAAGCCATAACAGTGTTCTTAGTTTTTTGAAGTAATTTATCGTATTGCTTCATCCGATAATGTTTTTTTGCAATTGGAATATCCACCAAACCGGCATCAAATTTTTTTCGAGTTTCATCGAAAAGCTTTTTAAACTTCGGACTTAGATTTTTTCCTGCGACCTTGGTTGGGTCATATGATTGGCATTGCTTGCGATCAATTGTTATTCCGAACTCCTGTAAGACCTGATCAGCAACTTCTTGAGGTGTATCACGGCATGCAAGAGCTTGAACTATAAATATTTTTACAGGCTCTTTTAGGGCTGCCATAAACACCTCAGTTGTCTAACTACGTCTAACACCATGAGCAAAAAAAAAGAGCCATTCGGCTCAATTAAAATTACACGTCCCACAACTAGCAGCTATATTTTTCTCAGATACAAACGGCGCCTGCTTCGCGACTTCAACCAGACGCTTCACACTCTCACTCGCGCCCCAACGTTTGACTACGCCTACGAACTCTTCAACGTCATGACCTATCAAATAATGTTTAGGCAATCCCGTCATGTCGCTATAAAGCGGCTCACCATCTTCGTCACGCTCAACACCGATGTGATAAAGCTCATGTTCAATCAGAGCACAAAACTCTCGATCACTCGCTTGCTCGCAAAAGCCAGCATCAATGGTAATGAGATAAACAGGTACAAAGCCAAACCAGTCACGCATCTGCTGTTCTTGGCGTGCTTTCTTCCAACCGCCTTGATTAAACATCACCTTTTCACATTGCCCCAACACCATGCGCTTTGCACGAGTAAATGCAGATGATGCCCATGCAAAGGCTAGAAACGTTTCGTCATCATGAAGTAGCTCAGCTATATGATCATGATCCGGGTTGTGCAGCTCTCCGCCCAATGTCAAAAAGTTTGCAATCACCCATTCTTTTAATTCTGGCGCAGCAATGATGCGAATTGCTTCCTCTTCTTCAGCTTGGTCGATAAAGTCAGTCTGGGGAAATGGTCTGTATTGGTCCATTGAATGTTTGCCCCTTTAACCTTTTAAGCCATGAAACGGCGAAGTTTGATTCGATCTGTAATGGCCCGGAATCATCAATCTTGTATTTATTGGCCGATTCTATACGAACAACTGTATAACCCAATTCATAAGCGCGATCGTAACGCTCCATGCTCCAAGCTTTTGTTGCAAGTTTTCCACCACGTCCACCTGACCATGGACCGCCAGATATTTCCACTAAAATCCTGTGTTCAATAAGATGAAAATCAAACCGCCAATGCTTTGTAGACAAGAACTGAAATTTCTTCTCGTACTTGATGCCGAGTATGTTCAAGGCTTTTTCAAAGTCTTCTTCGGCTTCCTCATAGCTAATTTTAGCCTTAGGTCAAGGTCTGGTTCTTGGCTTTGGCTTATACGGCTTTTTGTTTGTAGCTCGCTTATATGCATCAACGTCCATAGCGCTTAATGTTCTGTTTGATTGTCTCAATGTTCCCATCGATCTGCCGAATGCGCTTATCGCACTCAAATTTAAATGCGATTGGCGCATTCAAATGATTCAAGCTTTCGATTTTCTCTTTATCTTCATGCAGCTTTTTTAAATTCTTTTTCGCTTCGAGAATATCCATAGGCACCCCGTCATTAAAAATAAAGAAAGAAAACCCCGCCAATAATCGATATTTAGCGGGGCCTTTATGTGCCGTAATCCGTTCGGCAAGTTGACTCGCAATGCGCTGTTGCGAGTGGGGTTTAAAAAACAGAAAAAGCCCGCAAATGCGAGCTTTAATTTAAAATATCTAGTGAATTACTATAACTTCGTCCACTATAGCAGAATATACGTGTTTCTTATTTAAATAACAAGCCTTTTGTCATGCCCAGCCAAATACCATTTCCCTGCAAAAGCCATATTATTGATTGAACTTCGACTTAGTTTAAATTCACCATCCATTTGATCAAGTGTTAAACCTCGAACTTGTTTTTGAATATAAAGCTCAACAGCAGCTTTGGCTGAACAACTAATAAGCATTGAATTCCTGATTTGTCGTAGTAATTGCTGTATTTGCTCATACTCAAAATCAGTCATCTTAAGAATTATTGTTTTATTGTTGCGCGCTGGCTTTGCTGAATTCTGCTGAACAAGCCAATAAATTTGATTAATTCCCAGATCATCAGGCTCATGACCACCACGCATACGATTGATTGATATAAATGCGCCATACTGACTAAGCCATTCATCTAAAGTGTACTTAGACCAATTCATAACCTCTGTTTTTACCGCTGCATTCATCACAAATCACCTCTCACCAAATCTTCAATCTGCTTAATCGCCAAACCGCTTTTCACTTGCGCTGTACTGAACCGTAAAACCTTGAAACCCAAAATCGCTGCCGCATTGTATTTTTCTAAATCCCCCAAATAACCCTTACCCCTCGTATGTCTGCCTCCACTCCAAATCCCGCCTTCCACCTCAATTAAAATATTTGTACCTGTAATATAAAAATCAGCCCGCCATTTCCGCTCTGGATGAAACTTATATTCCTGCTCAAAGCCAATCCTGCATGCTCTTAAATGTGTTGCCAGTGTTACCTCGCCTACGCTCTGAACCCTTTGACCTTTTACGACACGGCGATTTTTACCTTTTTTGATCGGGAATTTGGAGCGGTACTCGGCAAGGCTGATTGAAGTCATGCCTCACCCACCCTTTCCAAAATAGTTTGGATTGCCTTAATCGTCATTTGGTGGTTTTCACTTGGAACGACAAATAAACTCGCTATAGATTCACATTTGCGTCTGTACTTTTCTGCTCTTGCTGCATGATGCTTGTATTTCTTATCAAGACTCTCATTAAACTCAAGCAACTCAGCATGTTCTTGCTGAAGCTGCTCAAGAGTCATTTGCATGTAGTCACTCATTTAAACCACCCTTGAGTGCTTGCTCTAACTCAATTGCAATACGTCCATAGATTGTTGATTGCTCCCACTCTTTAAGCTCAAGCTCTTTTTCTTCGTCTTTGTAGACTTGAATCAGTTGCTCGACTGCATCCACCCGCGCCTGCAATTCATCTTTTTCACTGGCGAACTGAGCTTTAAATTTGCATTCACTTTCATATGCTTCTGCAAATGTATCCACATCGTCGTGAGCCTGTTGAAGTTGCTTTTCCAACTCATCAATCCGCTTTTGATTTTTATATGCACGTGCCTTCTGTTTTAGAAACTCATTTGCTTTTGCATATGCATTGAATTGTTCCTGAGTTGCCTCATCACTAAGAATTTTATCCAAGGCTATATTGTAATCGTCCAGATAGTCTGCAATTTTGAGTTCGGTCGAATCTTCAAAAGCTTCTCCGTCTGCGCGCTTGGTTTTAGCAATATCAATATGCTGGTTTAAAATGCGCTGGACATTCATTAACTTGCATAGATATGAAGCGGAAGCATTGTGATAGCCAGTATTTGACAGTACCAATCTTTGGTTTTCTTGCTTAAGTTCATCAACCTGTTTTTGCTGCTCTTGCCATGCCCACTTAGCGCCCTCATATGCATCTTGCGCATCTTTTCGCAGAAATTTGTCTTCATACGGCTTGTAGCAATCTGAAACTTTCCAACCGTCTGACTGCAAAAACTCTTGTCTAAATTTCTCTAAATCGAACTGTGACTTATCCATTCCGCACCTCACAATTCAGTTCAACCAACTTGTAAATCTTTCCGTTGATTTTGATAGGGCTGCCTCTTTCTGCATCATCCTTAAGTGCTGAGTGATAATATGCAAAGCCCCAGATAAAGCAGACCAAGCCCGCAAACATTGCAAACCAAATAGTGTTCATCTCAGTTCAGCTCCTTATAAATGCGGTGACCTGCTGCGATTTCTTCGGGGGTTGCGTGACGAATATCAGAATATGGACAATCTTCAGTAAAATGCCTTGACCCTGCTTCATCCCAACACTCATGTAAGACAATTGAGTCACCACCTTTTTTATGAACTCTGAACAAGCGGTGGTATGGCAAACTGTGAAATACAATCAAATCCCCCACCTTAAACATGCTGATTCTCCTTAAAAAACTCAATGAGTTCGTAGTCAGCGATGGCTTTTTGCAATCGATCTTTCGTACAAGTCCAGTTATCAATATATCGATGTTCAAACTCAGCCCAATCAAGTTGCACCAAGTTATATAAAGTGGCTTTAGCTCCTTTGATGCCGTCCAGTTCTTTAACAATCTCAACCGACTCAACCACCTGTTTGAGTTCTTCAAGGTTTACGGTTCCTGTAATTTCGTATAAGTGATACATTGATGGAGGTGTAAAAGATTTATGTCTTAAGCCAGCACCCTCGACAACCGCCTTAGCCCTCTCAATCCCAAACTCTGCTACAAACAGAATTTCATCGACTGGATTTGATGTTTGTTCCCTCTCAATCCCAAACTCTGCTACAAATTTATGCGCGTTCATGGCTTAATCTTCCCTTCAACATTCAGTAAATCTTTAGTGAACTGCGTTGCAACATAAGTGCAATTAGAGTCTTTCTTGATATATCCGCGCTCTTTCAAATCGGCTAAATAGTTTTGAATTGTGTTGATTGGTGCTTCCATCACACATTCTTGAATATCGCGGCTTGTGAATGGTTTTGTCGCATGACTAGCAAACAACAAAATATCAAACACGTTCTGAAATACTTCGCATCGTTGAGAAACTGGTCTTGGATTGTTGTTTTTCATGCTGCACCTCCGAACAAATCCTGTTGAGTTTCCATGCCACCCCATTGCTCTGCCATTGCATCAGCAATGCCTCGATAAGTTCTGCTTCTTTCCTTCCATCTCTCTGGACTAGGTGGCAAATAGTGAAGTCGTTCACGTTGGTTTTTTGGTAAAAGCATCATTTCGGCTTTTACGTTATTTGTTGCTTTCAAAGGGTCCAAACCACACAACCAAAGACATGTAGCTTTTTGCTCCATATGTCCGAACATCCACGGTTGAATAACCTGGGTTTGTTTGACACCACCAATTAATGTTTTGGCGTAGCCATGCATGATAGGGTTTTCAATTGCACGCTTCGGAATGTGAGTTGCATTGAGTAATTCTTTAAAGAATGCAGCGGCATCGAAAAGTTTTGGCCAGCGCTTAGGATCTGTATGCAGATGACAAACACCGGCATTTGTTAGATAAGTGCATTCTGGATGAGCAATCATCATGTCCCAGTCATGATGCAGTACATCACGGACATCACCCTGATAGTGCTTGCCTGGTTGCTCAGTCGGCAGAAAATCACAAGACGTTGCGTCATGACCAAGCTTTGCAAATGCCTCTCTCACAACTCCAGAGTATTCACATGCGATGAGTATTTTCATGCCGCACCTCCTTGCTCATTTAAGCCAGAAGGTCGCTTAATAAGAGCCTTTAACTTATCGAGATATTCCTTAGCTCTTTGTTTTTCTTCTTCCGTTTGAACTACTGGCTTGTCTTCGCCAAAATCAGCCCAATCAGACTTAACAGGTATCGCTGCTGGCTTTACCCATATTTCTTGACATATGCCCTTTGCTACAAACTCATTAACAACTTCAACGTAATTCTCTTTAAATGCTTCATAAACATTGTGAGATGCACGCTCAAAGTTTGTTGCGTAATCAAGATTTAAAAATCCCTGATAGCAACGATCAAAGGCCTCTTTTTCAGCGTTGGTGATAGGTGAATCATTGTGTACACGCCACTTGATGATATCTGCCAAAGCAGCATGTTTTTTCTTGAATGAATCAACTGCCCGCTGCTGCTCAGTGCCAAAGCCTGTAATCCCTAAGCACCACTTACGGAACATTGCTGGATCAGGGCAAAAACCGTTGTCACGCACCATTGATAAGCCAACATTGACTTGGTCATGAGTAAGTCCATCAAGGCAAATTTTCATAGCATGATTGATTTGTTCAGTAGGAATGCCCTCAAAGGTTTTCTCAAAAGAACGTGGTGCAATCGCTTTGAAGATACCAACCACTTTTGCAGAGTTGACTGGCTGAATTGCTTGTTGAGTGTTAGAAACCATACTGCTCATGACCAGACTCCTCTTTTGCAATTAAAGCTTGTATTTCAGACATGCGAGTTGATGCTTGGCTTTGCTTAACAAAACCGTGTGTTTGTTGTTTTGGTGCGAACAACCCTGTGTAGTTACCAGTGATTGAAGTTTTCAAAGACTCGTTGCTGCCGTCATAACCCCACTTCACGAAATCTTTGTAGATCGTGTTGAGTGCGTTTTTAGTCAGCTTGGTTTTAGAAGTCGTTGATCGATTAGAAACAAACTGCTCCCAAAGCTCCAAATCACAAAGATTTGAAAAAGTGTTTTTAGTGAGCTTGATTACTTCGTCATAAGACAATTTACGAGCCTTGTCTTTGCGCTCAGCTTCGGCTTTTGCTTTTTGCTGTTTTTCAAGAAATTGGCTGTTGTTAAAAATAACGATTAACTTTTTAGAGCGAAGCGGGCTTATATAAATATCTATATTTAAATATCTATAAGTAATATCTATTGTGTGTTCACTAGCTGAACTACCTAGCGGTTCATTAGCTGAACTATCTTGGTTCACTAGCTGAACTAGTTCAAGTTTTGAACTAGTTTTGTTTTTGAACCGATTAACAAGTGAAACCTCATTAATCTGATATTCATTCCCTTTCTTTTTGTTTTCAGAAATAATGGAAATTACGCCCAACTCAATAAGCTCTTTTAGGCCACTGGATACGCTGGCACGACCTAGCTTGTATGACCCATCCAACTTACCACCCTGTAATTGCGAGTAGCTCACAAAATCGGTACTTTTGTTGAATCCTGTTATACGAGCATTCAGTTCCTCATAAACGTCTTTAGCGGCACGACTTAGAAATGGGCGAACTTCATCATGGTAAAGACGACTCACCATGACATAGCCTTTTTCAAACTTGTCAGCCATTTTTTTACCTTTGTTGAAATGGAGGAGATTGTCCTCGTGTTTTTTCAGGGCTGTCATGCTGCTACTCCTTGCTCTAACCACTTCGCAATGCGAGTAATTAATTTTTGAGTAAGTTTCACTTGGGTAAATACCTTTTCACCCGATTCAGTTAATCGAGGTGCAGAAGTCACAACATGCACAAGCTTCTGATCTATAGATTTTTGATAAGCCTGAATTTTTGAATATTGATCACGGTAAACAACCTTGTGGTCAACCAAGTATTGAGCAAGTTGGTTTTGACCAATCTTGAGAACTTTTGCAGCTTCACGGATACCCAATACATTGGTGCAATCTGCAATACGGTCTAAACCTTTGGCTTTTGGTTCCAGTACTGCTACTTTTTGAGTAAGCTCAATATTAAGCTTGGCTTGAACTTCGATTGCTTGAAGTAGATGTGCTGGGTTTGTGATGTCGAAAGGCTTTTGCTTTTCTTTTAAAATTACCAATACATTCTTGCGAACACCTTTCGATTCGCGCATACCGATCAAAATGCATTGTTCAATGGTTAACTCAAAAACAACTGACTCAGTATTGTTGAAATTTTGAACTACACTTTTAGTGTAGTTCTCTCCATCAAGCTCATCTTCAATTTTTTCATTGAACTTATTTAACCGAACTTGTGGTTCACCGAATTGAGCGCGAACCTGATTAATTAAATCAAGTAAGTCCTTGCTCAACATTTTTTGTTCAGAATTTCCGAACTGTGCTAAAATTGGCATGTTCATTTTGGCTATACTCCTTTTTGAACATTGACCTCAGCTCTGACCAGCTGGGGTTTTTTGTTGAGTGCTTTTCCAAGTCAAATAAAAAGACCGAATAGAGTCAGCTTTTTGATGGCTGAAGTTTTTCAGTCTTCCGTTTTTGATCTTGCTGATAGTGCCTTGTGGCACATTAATCAGTTCGCTTAGAGCGTCCTGAGTAAATGCTTTGGTAAGTTCGGTTAACATTTTTTGGATTTGTTGGTCGTGTCCCATCTCAAAACTCCGATTTCTTCCGCTTATAATTATTCATTATTGAATTAATGTCAATCACTATTGAATGCTTTATGAATTGGCATTATTCTTAAATGAATAAAACAATGGGAGTATTGATGTGGACATGAGATATAGTGAGATGTCAGTACAAACAAATTTAAAATTTCTGTTATCTCAGAAGAATCTAAATGCCAATTCTCTGAGTGAAATTACTAATGGCGAATTACCACAGCCAACGACTAGAAGAATCATTAATGGCGAAAGTGAAAACGTTCGTGATAAGACTTTAGAAAAATATGCTAAGTTTTTTGGCGTAGAATTAGCCGATCTAAAATACGGTGATGTGTCTAGATCAAAACCCACTATCGTTCCAGATGCTCATTTGACGACATTTGATGTGTGGGATGATGACACACCGATGGAATCTGACGACATTGAGCTGCCATATTTCAAGGAAGTTTGTTTTTCAGCAGGGAGTGGACACTCGCAAGTCATTGAAGAAAAAGGTAGAAAATTGAGATTTAGCAAAAGAACGCTAAAAAATGCAGGCGTTGAACCAGGAGATGCAGCTTGTGCCACAAACTCTGGGAAAAGTATGGAAAATACTATTCTGGATGGTGCTGCAATTGGGGTTGATAAGAGCAAACAATTGATCAAAGATGGCAAAATTTATGCCTTTGACCATGGTGGGATGTTGAGAGTAAAGCGCCTTTATAGACAACCTTTTGGGGCTGTAAAGATTGTTAGTGATAATCCAGAGTATCCAGAGGAATTGATGACAGCAGACCAATGGCAGAATGAAGTCAGGCTTCTTGGCTGGGTGTTTTGGTGGTCGTCAGTAGATAAATGGTAGTTGGTAAGAAATATATTATTTAGCTCACTTCTGTGGGCTTTTTTATTACTTTTGAATAGTTAAAACAATAATGACTAACAATAATTACAAATTTATTCACTTTTGAATAATTACTTATTGACTAATTTAATTCAATATTGAATAATCAATCTCACCAACAACAAAAAGCCCTGCCGACTCTCACATCAAAACAGGGCTTCTTATCTACAACACAAGTGTTATGGAGTTCATTATGGAACAAAACACATTGAATCACAATAGACCAGGCATACAGCTTCGAATGAAGCATGTAGCAATCGGTGCATCAATGCTATTCGGCCTAACAGGCGCATATGCCCTAGTTTCTGAAAAGCCTACACCCGTTGCAACCTATCCAGCTTCTAAGCCTAGTGAATACGGTGTTTCAGCAATTAAAGTTGATAGCAAAAAGAATACTGGTGAAGCAGTTATCAAGCTTGATGGTTTCTATATTTATACCAGCTTTGATTTCACTACACTTGAAGAAAACTACGGCGTTATCGGCTCAGAACATGAAGTGATTGAAATCACCAACTTGGCAATTGACCGCATTACTTCCATCGGCGGTCATGAATACAGTGACTTCACAGATCGTAATGATCATCGCAATATCAACACTCTCATCGCTACATATATTGAGAAGAATCATTTAGTTGGGGGTGTGTGAAGATGTCTTCTACCCAATCACCAGAAGTAATCAACTTCGGCAAATTTAAGGGCACTCCACTTACTGATCTGAAACCAAGCTATGTGCACTGGCTACTAAAACTCAAAAATCTTGATTCTGATTTGCGTAAAAAACTCGAAGCAATTGATGTAGAGCGTGAACGAAAATTTCAGAGACGTAAAGAACTCGCTCAAATTTTAGAGCGCACACATATTCCTTCACCTGATCGTCGCGCTTACAAACGTGCACGTGGCTTTGTTGGTGCTAGATAAGGAGGTTCATCATGGCAATACCTATTATAACGGCTGATCAGTCATTGCAAGTTAGCGCGATTATCACCTATCTATACGCTGATCCAGGCTTGGGTAAAACTTCAATTGGTTTTACTGGTGACAAAGCAATTTCATTCGACTTTGACCGTGGTGCACATCGTACTGGTGAGCTACGTCGCGGTGCTGTGGTCCCAGTTCAACAGTGGAAAGATGTTGCAAATCTAACCCCACAAGATTTGGCACCATTCAATACCGTGGTTATCGATACAGTAGGCGCAATGCTTGAAAGTATTAAAACCCATCTTCTTAATGAGGCGAACAACCGCCAAAAAGATGGGTCGTTGAAGCTCAAAGCTCAGGGGCTGGCTAACCAGATCTTTAAGCAATATGTGAATTCACTTACAAGCCTCGGCAAAGACGTCGTATTCATTGCACATGCTTCCGAAGATCAAAACGGCGATCAGATTATCTATCGTCCCGATCTTGGCGGTAAGAATCGTAATGAGCTTTATCGTATTGCTGACATCATGGGTTATTTAACTACTGTCACAACTGGTGAAGGTAAAAACGCTCGCGTGATCAGCTTCAAGCCATCACCTACTCATCATGCCAAAAACTCAGGCGCTTTGGGTGGTGAAACTGGTGAAGTATGGGTGCCAGATCTAAAAACAAATCCTGCGTTTTTAGCTGAACTCATTGCTCAAGCAAAAAATCATATCAATACGCTTACCCCTGCCCAATTGGCTACAGCAAAAGCTGTGGAAGAATTAGAGAATTGGAAACAAAGCTGTGTAGAAGCTGAACATGCCGGGGATTTGAATCAGCTAACAGAATCCCTTGATAAAGAGCATATGTACTACCAAAGCATGCGACAAGCTTTAAAAGCACAGGCTGAAAAATTGAAATGCTCATTCAATATGGAAAGTAATCGTTGGATGAATCCACCAGAATACACAGGTATCAACGATCAACAGCGCGACCAGCTTCAAGATTTCATTGCTGAACGTGGTCTGGATACTCGTACTGTATGTGAACACTTGGGGATTGACTCGCTCATGCAAATTGAAGTGTCTAAATTAACCGCGGTTCAAAAAGATATTGATGATTTGGCAAAACAAGGAATGCATGCATGAGCGCAATCATTTTAGACACCGAAACTCATGACATGAAAGGCTATCCGATTGAGATTGCCTATGTTCCCTGCTCGTTTATCGATGGTCTTTTGGCTGTCGATAAAGACTCGGTTTATGACGAGTATTTTTCTTGTCCAGAACCAATCGCTTTTGGCGCCATGGCAGTTCATCACATTCTTGAAAGTGATATTGCGGGCAAGCCAAGTTATGAAACGTTTCGTGCACCAGAGTGTGAATACATTATTGGCCACAATATTGACTATGACATTAATGCAGTTCGATTAGCACATAAAGATTTTAATGCTAAGCCGATTTGCACATTAGCCTTGTCTCGCATGGTCTGGCCAGATGAAGCGCATAACATTTCAGCTTTGATTTACATGCTGACCAATGGTTCTGAGAAAGCCAAACAAAGCATTCGTAATGCTCACAATGCCAAGCAAGATATTTTGCTTACTGCGGTTGTGCTGAAAGCTTTATGTAAAGAACTTGGTATTAAAGACATGAATTCTTTGTATTTGATGTCTGAGCAATCTCACACATTCCAAAAAATACGCTTTGGTAAGCATAAAGGCACACCAGTTAAAGACTTGCCTCGTGATTATCGTGATTGGCTGCTTAATCAATCGGATTTAGATTTAAGCCTTAAAAAAGCATTAACCATATTAAAAGGATAAGAAGATGACTTGTATTTTAAATGTTCAAGAAGCTTTTAATGCCCTTCAAAATGGCAAAACTGTTCTTTGTAGATACGCTGGTGACGGAACTTTGCCTGGTGATAAAGACTTTAGTCCGCTCGATCATATGCCGGCTACTGTTTTTGCAATGCCGCATTATGAATTCTGCATCAAATTGGAAATGATGGAACTGGCTGGTATCTCATTTACCAAGCCTCTCAAGCTTGATGAATATCAAGATGGCCAAGAGGTTTATGTTATCTGCACATATGCTCCATCAATCTATGTCATGAACTTCAAAACTGCTGCGCTTGTTGAATCTATCAATAGTGGTTTCGTACAACAAGATGCTGAGAATGCCAAGCTTCAATTAAAAGCTATATCAAAAGCACTTGGCCATGAATTAAATGGCGAGATCAGTGTTACACGTCTTGGCAATGAGGCTAAGAAGACTAAACGGAAAAAAGAACCTGAGGCAAAAATCACAGCCATTGATGATGAAGTAAAAGAAACTCTGGATAAATCAGATCAAGAAAAAACATTTACTGTGACCAAAGATGACCAGTGTCAGTTAGTTATTGATGCAATTAATGTTTGTGATTCCAATAGTGAAATCGAGGCGGTTTTGCATAATCTGGATGAGTATCAATTTAACGAAGACCAGTTGGACTTGGTTGAAAATGCGCGTAAAGCAAAATCATCCCAATTTGTGAAAACTGAATCAATTGAAAAAAATAAAAATCACACAGGCATTACTATTATTGAGCAAGGTCCTATATCCACAGCTGAAGACAGTCTACTTGCTGATCCCATTAACAACAACCTGGTAGGCAATCACCTAGAGCTACTGAACGACCTGATTGACCGCGCATCAAAAGCTCAATCACCTGCTGAAGCAAACTCTGTTTTTCAACATACAAAAGGCTGGACACAGGAACAGACTGCCCCACTACACGCTGCAGTAAGCCGTCGACTTTCTGAATTACTTCATCCGGAAATTAAAGAACCTCCGTCCTTATTGGTCCGCATTCAAAACGCTTCCGATTTAACTGAGTTAGATGCTTTGGAATTAGAAGTCTCTGGACGTGATCAACTTATTCAAAAAGCATTAATGGATGAAGTTAAAAAACGTCGCGCACAGATAAATAAATTTCAGCCAGCATTTATTGAGGATCTGCCGTGATGATCCTACCAGAACAGCTCTTAGATAAATTCCTTGTCTTTAACTGCAATGTTGGATTTGCAGTTAAGGGCACAAGCAAAGGCCTTCAATTAAGCCGTAAGAATCAAAAATCACTCTTTATAAGTCACAAGGGTGAGATGAATAAAGAAGCGCAAGAGCGTTACCAGTTAATGCTTAAGTTGTGGTTTAGAGATGGTCGCAAGTTTATGGACGATCTCAATACTGAAGTTAGACGAATTTATAGGATGGTGGCGTGATGGAAATTAATCAATTAAAGCCTGCTGAAATTGTCCGCGATGACATGGGCCAATGGATTCATCCTGAATATTGCGCATATATAAATGCAATGAGCGGAGAATCAGACTATTTCACTAAAGAGGAATGGGATCAGCTTAAGCAACATTTCAATATCGAAACCGTGACGATCTGGATGGAAGCAAGTGTTTCGCAAGATGATTGGGAAATAATGATGGATGCGTCTGATATTACAAAGTGGGAACCAATCGCACCGCATGGATTTTTCTTAATCGATATTGGGTTTGGCGAAGATGATGCTTGTGCGCTCTTTGCTCGTGAAATTCGTGAAGAAAGTGAGGTGGCGTGATGGTTGATTTAGAGAAAGAAAGAAAGGCGTTTGAAGAACAATGGAGACTTTTAGGAGGTCATTTGCTATATGTTGAATGGTCAACTGACAATATGTACTCGTTATCTCCAGCTGCAAAAGTATTAAATAAAAATGATCAAATATCACTATTTAATACCATAAATACTGCATGGGGATTATGGGTTGTTCAGGCTAAGCAGAATAAAACCGTAATCGACTCACTCAAAGCTGAAAACGCGGCTTTGAAGGAGAAGTTGGGGAATATGGAAGATTGTTGGTATTGGGATGGTGCAGAGTACTATGTAACTGATCCATATCAATATGATCTAAATGACTTGGATAATTTTGAAATCATTACGCTTGAAAAATATCAAACTACACCACGTGTACCAGAGTATTTCTGCAAAGTTTTTGAGGACGAGGATACTTGTGAAATCATTGCATTTCCTGACTATGCCGATGCTAAAAAAGCAATAGCCAATAACAAGCGTATTTTTAATGAAGCGCAAGGAGATGGGGATGAGTGAGAAAAAGCCCTATGTTGAAATCTATGCTAGTGAAGGCTATTCACTTCAAATGAATATCAACGATATATCAGATGTTTATTTTGTGATTCTGTTTTTGATGACAGCATTTATAAGAAAGTCGGATTCTGTGAGTGTTGTAGAAGAAGCTGAAGGAGGTTGATGTGGGAGCATTGAGATATCTAATAACCGTTGAATCTGATACCCCTCCTCAGATTTTACTGGGTCAAAATGTTGGGGGGGCGATTGTTACAGAGTTAAAGCAAGAGAAGCTGGAGTTAGTTAGTGCATCAGAGCTTGCTTTAAAATACAATCTATCTGTAGACACAATTCGACGTAAGCTTGTGACAATAAATCTGGGCACTGATGGTAAGCATATGTACAATCCCATTCAAGCCGATTTACTTTTGAAAGATCGACCTAAAAAAATTGGAAGAAACAGGAAAAACTAACTGTTTTTCCTGTGGATAAAGTCTAGATTACGCCAATATTACGCCAAACAATTTTAAGTGTTTGAAATTAATATAAAATACAGTGCGTTGACATCGTAGAGGTCTCCAGTTCGAGTCTGGATATGCCTACCAAGATATACTGATTTATCAGTAACTTAGAAACCACCATTCAAGGTGGTTTTTTTGTTTTAGTTGGTATTTCGGGGTATTTTCGGGGAACTGAATACGAAAAAATATTGATCAATTTTGACAAAATCAGCTTAGTAGTTGGTTAAGTCTGCATCTTAATTAATCGCTTCAACCAACTTCAGATGTCGCAACTTACATTCATTATATTTAGCAACAGTATCAATAGACCATAGCATTACAGCTTTACCAGTGCCAGCATCCAATGCTTGTAGGCTAGAGCAAGGTTCAAGGAGGTTGGCTGGAACCACTGTTGACAAGACTGTTGATCTGCTGCAAGCCATCATCATCAATGCAGACGTTAGAATAAATAGGACGTTCAATAATTTTTTGAACTTCACGTGTAATAGTCTCAACTTGAACACGTTGTTCAGACTTTGCTTTTTCATAATCTGCACTCACTTTATTGATTTGATTTTGTTTTTCAGTCAAAGCTTTTAAATTTGCCTGTTCTATTTTCTGTATCTTCTCTTCACAAGATGCTTCCGCTTTTTTAAGCTTTCCTGACAAATGGTTTGTATATGCAATTTGCACCAGGTATAAAAAAATAAAGACCGCAATTGCGATCCATTTCTTAAACTTCCATAAGACTATGAATATTGGCATTACAATTCCTCAATTTCGGATAAATCAACTGTCTTGCCAGCAAGCTGATGAAAACAGTCTGATAAAAACTGGATCTGGCCATTTCTAATAAAAGAATGACACTGTGATGTGTGACCTGCATTTACCATCAAACTTGGACTAAATGTTGGCTTTTCTAAGTTTCCATCAAAATCCCAACGAATCTTATGCTGTTCGCCAACATGAATCGGATGAAGGTATTTGCAGCCTGGGCATTCAATAAAATAAATGCCGTTTGACTCCAACATGACTTTTGAAACTTTCTTGAATTCACTCATTAGTTAGCCCCCATACACTTATTGTATCGATCTACTTGTCTGGTCCACACGCCATAACACCCATTACTACGAATCGAACAATCTCGCTTTGCAACGTATTTCCATTTCAACAATGACTTGCATGCTGCAATGTATTGACCCGCTTTTAAGTGTGAAAGCATTGAAGATGATTGCCAGTTGCTTCGCCCAAAGTTGTACATAAAATCTAAATATAGATCGTATTCAGTTTGAGTTAACTTCACCCCTTGCAATGATTTTCTAAACGCAATTTCATCTTTAGCAATGTGTGCTTTACTGATTTCGATTGCTCTTTTCTGATCGATCGACTTGTCTGTCATTTTGACTTTAGAGCCATTTTCATATTGAGTTGAGCCGATGCCAATTGTAGCTACTCCGCCAGAATCCTTATAAGGCTTTGATGAATACCCCTCATAGCCAATTAAAGACATAAAAAAAACAGCCGAAGCCGCTAATGACGTGGCAATCAACTTAGTCTTGTTCGACATCATCACACCCCTTTTTATTTCGTTTTTGTCTTGCCAAATAATCCAATTCATCACGACGATCTTTACGAATCGTTGCCCAGGCTTGAATAATCAAACCAAGCACTGCACATAGACCACCGACAATGGCCATCCACTCAGTTGTAGTAAATCCCCCCAAAACTGCGACACTCCCACCCGCTAAATTTGTTGCAAGCCCAAATCCTGCACCACTTGATGTTGTTGGTTCTGGCATAACGCCCCCTTATTTTTGGCAAAAAAAAGCACCCGAAGGTGCTGTGAGATTTGATTTGGTTAATAGTTGGTTACGTCAATAATAAATCCATTGGTGGCTCCTTTTCCGTAATCGTAAACACCCGCACTAGATGAACCAGTGACAGAATACCCTCTTTCTGGCTTTATCCGCAAAGTGGAAGAATCGGGCTTTATGCAGCCAGGGGTGTGCGCCATATATCCATATAAGGGAATACCACCACCTCCTGTACCCGCCCGAAAACCCACAAAGTTTGTAGTTAATCTTGAAACTGCAAAAGCATAAGTCTTTCCATTTGGGATTGAAACATCTTTAACGTCTGCGGTTTGTTGATAGTCAATATTATAATTAATACTATCAACAACGCGCATGGGCTTTCTTGTGCTATCAAAGCTTACAGTACCATCAAGCCTAACCACCCTTATTCCATATTTTGAATACGAAGCAGCCTGCGTCAACTTACCGAACTCGTATACCGTAATTTCAGCCGCCACCTTGGCAGTAATGTAGTAATCATTGCCATTTCCTTTGTAAATAAGTAGCTGACTATTAACAGTTGCTGTACTGACTGCAATTATACTTTCAGCATAATTTGATGTGAACACAGCACAGTTGTCTAAGTAAGTAGACATACCCTGACCCGTAGCACTCAATGAATATGTCTGCTTTTTAATTAAATACAGATTATTGTATCTCTCATCAATTTGAAGAGTTTTATTTGCACTAAAAACACGTCCGCCAAAGGCCATTAGTAACACCCAAAATGTAATTTAACATCATCGGTAAGCCCCAAATCATACCCCCATCGATTGAGCGCAGACCATGAAATTACTCCAGCTGAGTCGATAGAAATAGTGATGTCAAAGGCACTTACGTTTACTGTTTTTCCTGCTACAGGAGAAGCCACGGCAATAGCGTTGAGTGGAATAGTATTCCCTGTGACGATATAAAAGAAACGGCTGGATTGTGGCAATGGGTTTGATACTGTTCCACTAACGATTCCTGTATTGTTTTTAGGAATGGTTACGCTACCAAATAAATTTGATAGCGCGGTAGTTATATCAACAATCAAATTGCCTGCCAGATCCCAACAGCGCATGCCATATATGTCTGCCATTTACACTCCTTATTTAGACAAATTCCCGAATTGGCACATCAAAGCTCCGCCATTATCTGGATCAAATATCTTGACATAGTCGTCTGAAATTAAGAGACCATTGGTGATTGTGCCTAGAGTTCCTATTTTTGCAGTCAATGCACTCAAGCTGTCCGCATAAATCTTGCTTGCATGTAGATAGCCAATGTTCGCATTCTCTAGATACATGCCGCGCGGGACAATAGTGCCGTTTGGCAATGTCACGGGTGAGTTCTGTAAAACCATTAAAGGTCTATCTGAAATACCAGCGACACCCTCAGGCGCGCCAAAGTACACCGCATCGTAGTTAAAGATCATAGTTGCAACTTTACCGTCATTCATTGAACCACGGCCTGCAACATGTCCATTCACATCAGTTTTAATGAACTCTTGTGCGTAAATCCCATTGATTGAAGTCTGTTGTGATTGAATGCTGGCTGTATTGCCATTTACCTGCGTTTGAATGGTGTTAGTCCGTTGAGCCTGAACTAGATCCGATTCAATACGTGCCGACATTTCAGACCATACGCCTGCGTATTGAGTACTATCCCCTGCCATATCGGTAGAAGAACCAGCCATGGGTGGATTGACTTGAGCAAATACGCCATCAAGCTTTGTCGCCATTTGCTGCTGATTGTTACTAATGATTGTGACTTCATTTTTAACATCTGCGACATCACCACCAATCACTTCAATTTTTGCAATTTCATCTTTTAAGTCTTGATTTAACTGACTTTCACTAATTTGATCTTGCAACAGATCTAAAATGATGTCTGCATCAGCAGATGTAGTCGCATGCGTCCAATCCGACCATTCGCCCACATTGCCAATTCTGTCAATCAATCGCCCGCAATAATACTGCGTTAAATCTGGCTGTAATCCTTGAATCGTATGTGTCGTTGTTGGATACGCAAATAAACCGAGTGATGCAATATTGCTCGTGCCATCAGGCGAAACTTGAATTTCAGTATAAGCAGCATCGAGTGCGCCAACCGCAGGAAAACCCCAATCCAACTTCATGCCGAACAAGATGCCAGTAGCATTAATAAATGCCAATTTTGGCGGCAAACCTTGCTTGCCTGACAATGCTGTTAGATTTGAGGTTGCTGGTAGCGATGACACATCAAATGCAGAAATAGCAGTTACTCGTGCTGTGTAGTTGCCCGAATAAATTCCCGCTACCTCGACTGACGTGTTACCAGTTAAAGGCATCTTAATCCAACTTCCGTCATCTCTACGCCATTCAACCAGATACTTCACAGCAAACTCGGCTTTATCCCATTGAATCACCATTGTTGCAATGTTTACGCCCTGCTGCACTTGATCGTAAGCTGATAGCTTGAGGTTAGTTACAGGTACTTGAGCAGTCGGATTGATGATTGAAACTGGCGCGTCTTGAATATAAGCCCCGTTGTCAATTGCATCAAATTTCAGCGGATTGTACTCAAGCGCGGTAATTGAGAACTGATGTTCTTCATCTTGAGTAATTGTCATGACGCGAAATTTACGTGTTGCCAATTCGCTTGAATCAATCGTCCACGCATTTTGTGATGCAATAGTGTTTGCCGCAAATGCGTTTGCGACCGTAACCGTACTGCCTGATATTGACTGAATTGTGCCTATGACCGCTTGACCCTGCTCACTATTGATCATGATTTTATCGCCAGTATTGGCTATTACATCACGATCTAAAGTTAAGGTTTTTCGATCAGTAGAAATCGATTTGATACGACCACCAATGAAGCGTCCCGCGAAATCATTGTCCGCAACTGAAATGACTTTACCAGGAACTGGAATATTGCCATCAAGACCAACCTTAAAACTAACTGTCTGAGTTTCGTATTGTTCAGAGCGAATCGCCCAAAGTCCAGCACGTTGCGCTTGACCACGTGATGTACAGCCCCATGCTGCGATTTCAACAATTTTTACACCGTGTTTGGCAATTGCATTTTCATCACGAACGATTTCATATTCGGTTTTGAAACGATTGTCTGGATTTGACCATGCCACTTTTGCAACTGTATGACGATCACGCGCACGTGTGCCTGAATACTCAAACGTGCCATTAATGACATTCGCATTGGTATAGTTAAAATAAACATCTTGCGGAATATCAGCATCACAAATAATGCTATCGCCATCCCAATATGAAATTGCACGAAATACACCCGCCAATTTGCTTAAAATTGAATAAGCATCTTCAGCAGACTGAATATACACATTACAAGTAAATCGTGGCTCTTGACCGCCCGCACCATCACTTACAAGACCATCGCAATATTGCGACAAGCGATAAAGGCTTGCTTTGTCGAGCATAGCGTCTGTGATACGCTCACCTAATCCGTAGCGTTTTTGTGTGCATAGATCATAATAAATCCAAGCAGGATTATTCGAATAAGCACGTTTAAATGAACCATCCCAAATACCCACATATTGACGAGTCACGGGATCGTAATTGCTCGGCACACGCACCTTTATACCCTTTGCTCTTACTGCAATTTTAGCAACACTAGAGAAGTTTTCAGCGTCATACTCTAATCCAAGCAAAGCAGTATTGGGATAGCGAAACTTCGCATCAATGACTTCAGCATAGGATGCGACATACATTGCATCAGTAACATAATCCGATTGCGCTGGCGGTGTTAAACGACGTACGCGAATGTTCCAGCCACTTGTTGCTTTTGGCAAATCAATACGGTGAGAACGCTCATAATTTGATGATGTTTTATCGCTGATTTGAGTATCAATCATTGTGACGTAAGCACCGCCATCTGTAGATACGTCAATTGCATATTTAATGGTTACGCCTGTGACATCACCATTTGTCGCATTTGTGCTTCTTAATGCACCAAAGCGCAAGCGAACACGCACAGCGTTAATGACTGTGTTTGAGATTGAGCGAACCCAAGAATTGGTTTTTAGCTCAACATTGACATCAGTATCATTGGAAACTTCAGGGAAACCTTCCATATAAGTTTGATCGTTGGTTCCTGTGCGAAAATCCCAAGTCACGCCCAAAAAGTTGTTATTTCCATTGCTGTCCAAAATTGGCGTATCATCCAAAAAAATAGACTTTGCGCCACCTACTAAACCCTCAATTTCTCCTTCTGACATGCCATATTGAAGCTTAATATAGGTTTTTGACTGTGCTGAATCTTTCGCCACGACTGGCTGACGCGCTTTTTTCTCGCCACTTTTTGCGCCTTTTACCACTGCATTCATAGTAAATTCCAAGCAATAAAAAAGGCGCGTAATGCGCCTGAAAGGTTTTTAGAGTTAAATTCTATTGAAGTAGTCAACAATTGGCTCAAACACCGCTCGTGGCTTTATAGTCCCCTGCTGATTGACGACCTGCCTCAAGTCTGGGTAATTAAAACCCAACAATTCACTGTTATACTTTATGACATCATAAATATGTAAAATCCGCTCCTGAGCTGAAGATTCGCCATTCAAGATAATTGGCTTAGCTTCTTCTGATAGTTTTTTAAAGTTATTGTTAATCTTTGTGCAAGCGGACTCAAATGTATCACCGTCGCTACCGTCTGGTCTTTCGCCAAGATTTATCTTCTCTAACATGCAAAACCCTCCAAAAGCTTAATTATAATTGATCTTCAGGGTACTGCCCACCATTTAAGATGAAGCCACCTATCTCAAACTCGCCATAAAGAATCGGAACAGGATTACCCTGAGCAACTGTCGTCACAGCCGAACCGAAACCATAATTTGAGCGATTACCATCACTGTTTGAATCTTCTGTTTGAGTTTTTGGCATCAGCATTTGAGCAATACCACCAGCTATTAAGCCAACACCTGCTGAAATCAAAGCGCCCCCCACAGGTGCGGCCCACCCATAAGATAAGCCTGTGATTACATAACCAACCACCACCATCACTGCCCCTAGAACAGTCTGCAAAACCCCATTACCACCCGCACCTTCAACAATTGGCACAATGCGAATAAGCTCTGCACCTGTGTTCATATCGACTTCTTTTTCGGATATGGTTTTGCGCTTATCTATGAATACCGCAAAGCGCAAGCCCTGATGATGAGCATTCAGCATAAATTGCTCTAAGCCTTGAATCTGCACAGCAAGTAAACGCATGGCTTCTTTGACTGAGTTAACTTCTAATTGCCATTCCTTGCCAAACTTTTCACGTAAAACACCGTGAAATCGGATTGTTTTATAAGCCATGACTCATATCCTTGTGACGTAAAATCATCACAGTTCGCTCTGCCCAATTCTGCCCATAAATTTCGCGCTTTGAGCTTTGGTTGTATGGGTGATGTAGAATTAAAGTATTGCCTATGGCTGGCTCTGCTTGTTCTGACTTTAATTGCCATTGATTACCAAGCCATATAACAGCATGATTCGGGTGTTCAGTACGCCCCACTTTGCACACAAGCATGTCACCATATTGCGCTTGATCCACTTCATAAAATCCAGCCGACTTATAGTTTTCAAGATATAAAGATGCATGATCTTTAGATTCCCACCAGTTATCATCGCGATCAAAATCAGGCAGGGCAATATTTAATTCGCGCTCATAAAAGTCACGAACGAGTGAATAGCAGTCTTGCCAGCCGTGGTAATAGTTACGCCCAATTAATGGCGCTTTGTAACCACAGGGTTCATGCAATTGAATATCTGTATCAGGAAATGAGCAGATTATCCACGGCTTGCCATGTAGCTCAATTTGATGCTTATCAAGTGGCGATGCTGTGGCAGTGCCATCTGGATGTGAATGCACATACGCTTGAATCTCGCCACGATCTTCAATTTTGGCAAGTTGCTCAGGTGATATTTCAAAGTGGTTTTGTGGGTCGCTTGAAGTATTTTCTAGTTGAATAAAATCACCATCAACCACTACACCGCACATTTCAAACGGATAGCACTCAGCAGTCGCTTTAGTGATCTGTTTTTTTAACTTGGTTGTGATTTTCATCGAAGAACCCCTTAATTTTTCCGCACTTATCGCATTTACATTGAATTTGCGGCGGGCAAGACATTAAGATTGAGCCAGTTGGCATAAATTCACCACCACACAAGCAATATAATTTCATTTTTTATCTCACTGAAATAAATTTGATGCAGGGAAGCCACCAAAGTTAGGGTCATTCGAGCGCAACTTACATGCCTCGTAATCACCACGGCATTTGTCTTGGCTTGGATCATCTGTTGGTTCGTTCTTATCGGTAAAGTACTGCAAACCCATATATTGGCATTCTTCACCGCGGTAATTGCCGCGCATACACCAATCGCAATACGCTGTGATGTTTCTCACAGGGATTTGTAAACCCTCAAAATCAATTGGGTTTGATAGCTCAAATGTGACTTGCTGAGAGTTTTCAGATGTCTTTTGCTCAATGTACCAGATTTGAGTTTTTGATTGAGTTGGGTCAGCAAAGGTGTTGCCGCCACTAAAGTTTTCAGCATCAAGATATTTGGCAAGTGTGCGAATAACCCTGACCTTTGCGCCAACAAAATCTTCAAAACGCAAGCAATACGCTGATACAGCACCCTGAACGCCTGCAATATTGTTTGCCATGCTTAATGTTGGCATAGACGCTTTGCCTGTGCTATTCATCTCCAATCCATCAACTTGTAGCGCCATTGGTTCATAAGTTTGGCCATTAAAAATAATATTCCGTAGCCACTGCTTCTCATCGCCGACATCGAAAATCTTACCAAAGCCAATACTATCAGCACCAATCAATCCACTAGATCCAATTGATGTATAGATTTTTTCCCAATCTTGAAATGATATATGGCCATGAAAACGTAAAATGCCAGCACCTAAGTGACTGGCATCAAGTTCAAACAGGGTAATTAACCCATCAACATAAAGCTTTTGAAAATCACTATTCAGGGTCATAAGTTACCTCCTCATAAATCACATTGCCGTCAGCATCTATTTCTTCAATGTCATCAAAGATTGGGTTGTCCTCGCTATCCACCGCTTGCACCCACTCAAATACCACTTCACCCTTTTCATTCACAACAGGCTGATCGGTTAGAATTGGAGTGCCATTTTGATCTGTGTGAATATAAGAAACAGGTTTTTGATAAGGCTTGCCATCAACAATGACAATTTCACCTTTATCATCTACTAAATCTTCAAGCTTAGTGATATACGTGACTTGCGGTGCATATTTCATTTGCTGAATCATTCGCGGCTGTTTTGTTGTGCGTGGGACTTTATGAACAACTGGTTTTTTGATTTCATTTAAACGAATATCAATCCAACGCGGCTCACCTTTTGAATTGCTTGGGATGTCAATCGGCGCATCGAGATTCGCAACAATATCACCATCTTCATTTAACTTTTTCTTGAATGTTTTAATTTCAAGATCACTGTTTTCCAAAGTTTGATATTCAACAGCGCAGATTTTATTACCATTTGTATCTGTTGGGATTTCTATCCACCAGCCATCTTTTGCAAAACCCGATGAGTCTTTTATCAAATAATGTCCTATGCTAATTTTTTCTAAAGTAATAGCTTGCTCTTTTGCTTCATCATTCAATTCAATTTTTTCAGCAAATAATCGAACAATTGGTGATGCTGCTTTGATAAAACCATTACTATCGACTGTTGCATTATGGGAATTAAATATTTGAGCAGACGTTGACCATATACCATTATTTCTTACCCTTCCTTTTAAATTTCGCATATTAGATTCACCACCACCTACACCTAATTGCCAACAATAATCTTCGTTAGTCGAATGCGTTGCTGTAATTAGCATTAAAAAATTAAAACCTGATGTAGGGCTACCATTTGTATGAGAGAATCCGCACTTTAAAAAAGAATCGGGGTTTGAATCTGCTGATAATCCGCCCAGCCCAAACGCCCCCACTTGCATCACATTGCCACTTGAAGTACCCACTAGCCGACTCGCAGCATTCACATTGTCTGTAAAGTTGGCATTGATTTTTACATTTGCAGATCGATTAGTGTCGCCACCTGCACCACTCGGTGCTGTTCCTAAATTAATTGTTTGAATTGCCATTTCTTTCTCGCATTAAAAAAAGCACTCCTTCGAGTGTCTATGTTTTGAATTAATTTAAAACTGTTGGTAAAAAGTTGTTGAGATTCGCCAGACATCACCCCCCACACAGGTTGGGGTATATGACACATCGGTTTTAACTCTCACTTCACCATCCAGTGGAGAATCCCACAAAAAAGAATCTGCACCTTTGTGGTCATCAAAAAATGCTTTAATTGCTTGTATTTCAGCTTTTAAAGCTGTTCTTTGGTATGCCCACTGGCCCTTGCGGTTATTTATGCCGACACTTGCATGTTGCTCGTAACCATCGCCAAACTTGGAAGATAGAACATTGAAGTTTTGGGTGTTTGAGTTGCTGTCTAGGTCAGTACACCATGTAAATTTACGGTTGCTCATCTTTAGGATTGCCCCATTGCAATTTCATTTCAGTAGTGCGCAATCGACAGTCTTCAATTGTTGTAGTACTGACATCTGAATCTTTTGGGATGTTGTTTTTATATAACAGCCCGCCTTGTCGTTGTTCAGATTTAATAATATTGCGAACTGCATTGCCAATCATCTGACCCAACGGCTTTGGATTGTCTTTGGCTTTATGCTCTTTTAGGCTGAATCGTTTTTTCTGTTTTCGTAGACTCTTCATTTGAAGAACTCCCAAATAAAAACCCGTCCTAAAAAGAACGGGTTCAGTGTTAGTATTAAGTCACCACAACTACCTAACGAGATAACTATAACATGGCAATACGCAAAAGACCCTGTAAAACCTATCAGTTGTGGCCTTATCGTCCTGAATTAGAAAATGGAAAAACTAATATTGGTGGAATTGACTTGGTTAAAGAGCCACATCGAATTGATGAAATTCATGAATTAGATTTAATGCCTAAGCTCAAAAATGAAATTCTTTTATTGAATTCGGAACCCACTAAATTCATGACTCTAGGTTGTTGGTTTGATACCGCACCAGATATAGAGGATGTTTTTCGCTCATATATCGAATTTTGTTTTCGACCATCTTTCGATACATCAAGCTTTAGCTTAGCTACGCTGGATGAGCAATTCTACGAATTCATTCAGAATCGAGCTGGCGCAGAAGCTCGTCACACCATTGAAAACCGCCTAGATTGGGTTTATCACCATACCCTGCTCTACAATGTGGAACCCAATGTGATGGTTTTTCATGTAACTGTTGAGGGCTACACTTCTGAAGATATTGAGAGCTTTCTGATCCCGCTTGTTGTATGGCTTCGAAAGTATTATCCAAACACATCGCCTTAACCTCCAAAAATTAAACCCATTCGATTGAATGGGTTATTTGTATAGTAGACCACCCTGCCGCTGTTCCTGTCGAATCACAGCCCTAACCGCATTGCCTATCAATTGCCCAAGTTGCTTTTGATCTTGGGTGTTGCCGCCTGAAGTGGTTACACCTGAGTCAGTGACGTTGACTTGAATACTTACATCACCACCATCTGACCCACTTTGCCGCTCATTCAAATACCGTGTTAAATCCTGATTTTGCTGCGGATTCAACACACGCTCACCGCCATCTAATAGCCATGTTCCCTCTTTCGGAATATTGTCTATCCCGTTGTGGGCCATGCCAGCAATAGTCTGACCAGCTATCATCCCAACATTAGCCATCCCCAAACCTAATGCAATAGGAGCTAAAGTCATATTTAGTGGGTAGGGTGCTTGTGCTAAAACTTGGGAATACGCAAGGAATGCATTGATTGTTGCCTGACCTATAGCTACCGCCTGTTGCATCAAGAAAAGCGACTTATATGCTCCAGATTGTTCACCGTAAGCATCTTTCGCCATACCTGTCATTGATGAAAAAACGCTACTCGCCATTGATAATACTGAATTATAGCTATTCAATTCATTCTCGCGCTGAGAGCGAATTAAATCCTCATATTGAATCGCATAATCTTCTCGAATTTTTTGCTTATTCTCCTCATGCAACAAAACAGCATCTTCAAGTCGGCGATCATACTCAGCCTGAATAATCTCTCGCTCCTGAAGTTGTGTTATCAATGCATTCTGAGTATTAACCAATTCGTTATCATTTGAGGAAAGTTCATTGCTCTCAGCAAATGTTAGTGCTAATCCTGCTCTTTGATCTCTCGGAACTGAAAAAATGGCTCGCGCCTGCTTTAACGCCTGAAACTGAGCTTGAAGTGTTTGATTGTATGCAACCTGCTTCTCAATTTCAGCTTGCTTATATAAGGCAATCTCCTCTTGCTTCTGGCGTTCTAACGCATTTTGTATTGCTGCAATTTGATCTTTCGTGAATTGAGTGTTTAATTCAACTAAAGATTTTTCAGTATTGTAGCTCTCCACAATCTGATCAATTCGCGTTTTCTCAAAAGAAAAATATTTCTCATATTCATTTTTCTTATCGAGCTGAAGTTGTGAGCTTTGCTGCTTGTAAAGCAAATCCTCTTGGGCCAATCGTGTTTTTAATTCAGATGTCCCCGTATATGCTTGAGTAATTTTCTCAATCCGATCCTGATGATCTTTGGCAAGTTTTTCAGCGTCAGTGTAATACTGTGCGTCAATTTCTTTGCGCTTATCATCGAGGTCCTTTTGAGCTTGCGCCGCAAGAGTTTGTTGAACCAAGATATCTGCTTGAGTTGGCATCATAATTGAATTATCAACCGATGTTTTACCGCTTGCAGCAGCCATATATTTCTGCGCATTAGCAACATAGCCTTTTGTTCTTGGACCAATATTTGTGCCTCTTGCCACATTTCCCTCGCCTGCATGGTACGCGGCAATAGCCTTGTTCCAATCACCGAATTCCTTGTAAAGATAACTAAGGTATTTAGCAGCCCCTAATGCACTTGATCCAATATCCCTAACATCAACACCGAACCGTTTAGCAGTATCGGGCATAAACTGAAACGAACCTTGTGCACCGCTTTCTGATGTTAAGAGTTTCCCATTTCTGAAAGTATCACCGCGACTCTCGTTCATCATGATTGCTGATAGAAGTCCAGAAGGCAAACCATAGCTACTCTCTTTATCGGAGAATTTATATTGTGCTGCCAAACCCTGAACTTTCTTAAATGATTTAATCTGGTCTGGTTTCAAAGCAAAAATATCGGAATTGTTCCAAGCCTCGATAGCAATCTTTTTTTGAGCATCGGATAATTTCTGGGTTAAAGGAACACCCATAGCCTCATATTGATCCGCCCAAAATTCAGCTTGCTCTTTGCTTCCATTCTTCGATGTAAAGGCTCCCACAAAAACATCTCGAACAGACTTCTCACCAACTTTGGTGGCATAATCTTGCTGCTGCTTAGTCAATTTAGCCCATTCAGCCGTAGTTAAACCTAAAATTCGAGCTTGCTCAGCAATGACAATGTTTTGTTTTTTCTGAAACTCGGTTAATACATCTGTTTTCTGACCAGCTAAATCCTTAATCTGATTTTGCTTTTCCAAAGTCTTGTTAGATTCATTGATCTTTGAGTCAAGATCAGCCACCATTCGAATATTTGAATCACTCACTAGACCTTGTTTTTCAAGCTCTGCAAATGCATTTTTTGCCTTATCCCCACCTGCTTTTAGATTATCTAAATATTGCTGTAATGCGCCAGATTGTTTAATATCTCCTTCGCTATTAAGTTGATCAATGACTTGCTGGATAGCACTTTTATAACTATTAATTTTTCCAGTTTCTTCCTCAATTTTATCGATTGCTTCAAACTTCTTCAGCTTTAATTGAGATGATGTCATCTTTTCATACTTAACACGCAATTCATCAACCGTTAAACCTTGATCTTCAAGCGCATCCGAAGTTTGAGTCGAGTTATCTCTAACCAATAAAAAACCAGCAGCAACAGTTGCAAGCGTAAGACCTAAACCTACAGGCCCACCCAGAATCCCCAATAGTGAACGGCCAATACCTACAGAAGCATTTTGAGCGGTAGTGTAAGCCATTGTTGTCGCAGCCGATTGCTTCATAGTAATATTATGTGCAATCTCTGCTGCCGTAACTCGCTGAATTGCCACAGCACGCGCATTAGCAGTAACTGCGCTGTTATACTCTGCTTTAGCTACATTAAGCTCCGTTAAAGCCAAAGCTACATTTTGTTTTTCTCGTAATGCAGCCACACCCAATGATTGTATGTTTGCCTGAGTCTGAATTATGGTTGCATCTCGTTGAGCAATTGTTGCCGCTATACTTTCCTTTAAACTAAGAATCAAACCTGCTGCAAATTTTCCCGAAAAATAAGCCCCAGCAACCAAACCCACATCAGTAACATGTTCAATATTTTCACCAAGTACTACCAATGAATCGCTAGCGTTATTGACACTGTCTTTAATAAAATCCCCGATTCCAGACTGAGAGATTTTAAGCACTACAGAATCAAGAGTGTCTTCAAGATTTGCAAATGCACCATCAAGGCTTTTCATTCGGTTTTCCATTGCACCTGCAAAATTAACCTCGCCAATTTGCAATAAATAGTCTTGTATGGCCTGACTACTATTCTCAATAACTTTAGTCGTTCCCTGAAAAGTCAATGCTACTTTCCCATTTTGCTGGCTTGCTTTGATGCCAAATTCTTTTAATCGTTCAAACTCTCCCGTAGCAGCATCAGCAACAGCTTCGATCATTTGATCCAAATCCTTACCCATGGCAGCAGCAGTGTTACCATATGACGTCAAAGCTTTTTGGGACGGATTAAGACCAAGGTTTACCAATTTTACAAAAGCAGTAACAGATTGCTCCAAACCATAAGGCGTTGTTTGAGCGAAATCTTGTAGAACACTAAATACTTTTTGCGCATTATCAGCCGAACCCGTTGCTGTAATTAAACTTGCATTTAATTTGTCAAAATTGCGTTGAACTTCAATGATTTTATTCAATGAAAATATGGACGCAGCAGTACCACCAATAGCCAATGCTACATCTGCCATTGTACCTTTTAGACTCACAGCCGCCTTATCTACAATATTGAAATTCCCTGAAATCGCCTGAGTGGATTTTTTGGTTTCACGCTCTGCACGACTCAACGGTTCTGTATAACCAGAAATTTTGGCAACAAGATCGAGTGTCAAGCGGCCAAGTGATGCTGTTGCCATGTCTTTCTCCAAATATTAGGCATAAAAAAACCGACCATTTTCAGATCGGTTTATTTCAATACTTCAATGAGTTTTGCAAAGGCATTCACTATGTTTGAGAATTACCACAACAATATTGATAACAAGAAAACCCCTGTTACTTTCCAGAAACCATATTTTTCCATGATGACCTCTACTTTTTGCAGAATGACTGCTATAATTTCAGGCATAGATATTTTCCTCTTGTTCCTGTCTGTTCAAGTTGAAATAAAAAAAGCCAAGAATTTGCGGTTCTTGGCTTTTTCTTTAGGCATTAAAAAACCCCGACTAGCGGGGTTTGGTTAATTTGAGTCGTAATTATTGGTTGCGAATATTCTTTAATTCTTGAAGAAATGACTGAATCACCTCTCCAGAAACATTGATAACCCTAGACTTTTTACCAATTAACTTTAGTTCAAACCCATCCATATGGCTCCTCAGGAATTGTTCACTAATATCTATTCCAATAGTTTCTGTCAGTCTGCATCCATAACTACCACTACAGTCAGCATCACCATTTATTCTAGTAACTTTGTGTGTTCCACCAAAAGCATCTTTAGCAATACTTATTTGTGCCCAGTTATCAAAGAAAACCTGATCGGTATAGAGCTGTATAAAAACAAGTTTTTTTTGCTGTGGAGCGTAGTATCCTCTTAATAGATAATCATCATATTGTTCTGTACGGATGGTTGTTCTTTTTTCAAATTTATCATAGCTTGAATATGTCTTTATTTTTTTAACAAAAATTGCTTTACCTAAAAATTTTCTAAAATCCTCGAAACTTAATTTTTTTCCATTTGAAAATTCTATTTGATCTAAAAAATCCACAAATTTAGAAGAAGGTTCGTAATAAAAAATCTTACAATCATCAGTCAAAACTTTGGTTCTATATGACTTGTCAGCCACAAAAGCTCTAGATTTATCGTAAATATAGGTGTATCTATAACTATCGAGAAATGGTCGCATTGCTTGCTCAGCAGAAAGTGTTCTAACACCTGTCTCCATTACTTTAAAATTATTATTACGCAAAGACACATATTCACTTTTATCGCCTTGCTGCCAGTCCTCTTTATCTGAGTATGCCTCAAAAGAATTGGTTACATAATCCTTATAGTCTTCACTTATTTTATACTCTTGGCCTGACAAGCCTTTATAATCACAATCTTCATTTTGAGCATATATTTTTATACAGCTTAATAAAAAAATTGAAGCGACCAACAATCTTTTCACACCAAAACCCCATCAAATTATGTTTTGATGAGGTTATAATACTTCCAAAATTAAATCCACCTTAAGAAATCTATAAAATGTCAGAGCAAATAAAAGACTTCACCAGACCTGATTACAAAAATCCAGTTATGGATATGTGGGATTTTTATAATGAAAACCCACAATACACTATGATCAGATATGAATTTATTAAAGATGGCATAAGAACAATATATGCAACTGTTAGCTAACCTTAATTCCTATAAAGTAACGATATCCTTTGGCCAATAGCCTGATCATATGGATAATCTTGCTTTATACGTGCAAAAGTCGTCTTAGTTTTTTCTGTACCTAAAACCAGTGAAGCAGAAAACTCGCCATCTTTAAAGTGGTCTGTAATCTCAGAATACATTTTAGGGTTCAACAAGCGAATTGCATCTCTATAACAACGCCACCAACCAGATACCCATAACATATGCATCGAAACATTATAAGAACGTCTTTCTAGCTCTGGATCTGTACCACCCATCAGTAAACTATGAACATAGGCCACGGCGTTTGGTAGGTTGTCCTCTGGTATTTCGTCCAAATGCTCAACATCAAAGCGTTGGTGAATCATTTTGTAGCAATCTTTAAAATGTAGATGCTTGGATTTAGTCATTAATAAAGCAATCGCTTCATGTAAAGCAGTGCGTTTATCTTTGGTGGTGCGTACTGGTCTTGGATTAGTCGCTTGCCCTTTTGTCCAGTAATCCCATAAAACATCATCGCATTCGTTTTGATACATAATGACGGTATCACGAAGTTCAGGTTTTACTTTGTTTGGGCTAATAGTGGTAAGCCAAGCAAGAAGTTTGCGTAAAGGCATGCAAACCATCTCTTGCAAGTCACCTAAGGTGGGTATAACGATTTTCGTTATACCCCATCGAACAGGGTTAGAATTGAGTTTTGTTAATTGAGATTGCCAAGCCAAGCCCATGCCTTCAACAATAGGTTTCATGGGTGTGTATGGTTGTCCTTCATACTCAACTATATATAATTCTGCATGATGAAATGGCACTGTAATAGTATTCATTTGGTTTACTCCTTGGTATGAGATTAACCCACTTTCTAGATGGGCGGTCGGGAGCTAGAAACAGTACCAAGCCTGCGGGCGTATTCCCCTTTCGGGTATTTTATTAGCCGCACTCCCGACCATAGAGTAAACCTGTATGTTTAGCAGACAACAAAACACGAGGTAAATATATAGTCGGTTCTGCCATATTTCAGGCATAAAAAAACCACAATGACGCTGTGATTAACGCTTGGTAAAAAGGTGTTTCTAGCACCTAAACTTAGGTTAGCGGAGTTTTTACAAAGTTTCAAGCCATATCATAATAACCCGCCAGCCAAAGCCTCAAACAAATCCACCTCGACTTCTTCGGGCTGATCCTCGTGTGGCATCAGCGTCAGTGCATCAATGCGATGCTGCTGCTTCACTTTACCGTTATGATAAAATGCCATCAGATTACCCACCGCCTGCTCAACACGCCGACCGACATTTAAACTGCCGCGCTTTAAACGATATGCTCGCCAGACGGCCATCTCAGCCAAACTTATTGATCGTTCGGCTTCTTCAATGGTTCTTCCACCGATTCCGTTGAGGACAAGTTCGCAGAGGAGTTCGTTTCTGTCGAGTTCTTCGTCCGTGACTTTCCCATAAAGTTATTCACGTCATCAGAAAGCTTATACAGAGCCGCAATGAAATTTGGGTCAGAATCATAAACTTCATGGATTGAAGCAAAAAATGGTGCGCCTTTCGCATCAATACAAACACTGCCAATTAATTGTGCAGCCTGCAATTGATCAGAATCTACAGATTTTATTTTGGAATTTTCGATATTGTCATAATCTAAATCCCAATCAAAAGCCTTGGCTGCATCACGACCCGCTTTAAAATTAAGCCGCTTGATGAATACCTGCCCATTTAATTCAACTGTATCGTCAATTTTAAGATCAGGATTTTCCGTCAATGCTTTGAGTTCATCCAGATTATGTTCAGTGACAATCACATTCCACTTTATATTACGCTCAATCGGCGCACCCACTTTGGTGATGTTTTTTGTCTTTTTAAAATCTACTTTAGCCATTTTCTTCTCGAAAAAAAGTAGCCCCATAAGGGGCTATAGATTAAGGCGTGGTATCACGCAAGATGGTTGTAACTGAAGTGGTGCGAACCAGTGGAAATGCATAAGTCCAAACACTATCTGTTTCAATGGTTGGCGCTGCTTTATTTAAGTAACCTTTGAATGTCAGCCAATTTCGTGTTTCAGGTAATGTTACGGTTCCACTGGTCACCGTCGGCGGTGCATCATCACCTTTGGAACCAACAAACCATTCAACTTCATCGCCTGATTCCGCCAACTCCAATGCTGTTGCATGTGATGCATTTTCATCATCAAGCTGAACCGTCATGCTACCTTCACCTGGGTCAACCATGCCTTTTTCATAGGACTTTTCTTCAGCATCAAGACATGTGGTTTCAATCTTTGACGTAGAATCCTGTCCAAGATCAATCGCGTTATAACAAGTAAAGCGCACCATTGCGCCTGCAACCAAGGCATAGATTTTCGTGCCTTGCGATTTAATACGTGCCATGAGTAGCTACTCCTCAATTTTTAGGCATAAAAAAAGCACCCCGAATGGAGTGCTTGGAATTTTTAATAAAATTTAATCTGAATCGTTAAGCCAAACCGCTTCAAAACTCATACTGCGTGAACCTTGCCGTGGCATACCTGTATTTAAAAATCCTGAAATATTGCAATGCGCTTTCAAGGCATTGCGAACAGCCTTATAGACTGCATGGGTTTGGCTTTCATTTTTGCCGTAGCAATTGACCTGAAAATGCAATCGATCCACGGTTGCAGGTTCATCCATATCATTGAGCGGCTCACCGCCTGTTAGAAACCAAGTGACATAAGGATATTGACAGTTTTCCGTTGCCATATCCCGATAAATACGATCTGCAATAAGTGTAGATACAGCAGAATCATTACTAAGTACATCAAACACAGGAATCATAATTTAGCCAACTCCTTGTCAATTTCTGCACTAAAGATGCCCGCAAAATCATTGGTAACGGTTGAAATATTGTTTTGCAATGCAGGGCGCATGAATGGCTCTGCTGGACTATGCTCAGTGCCAAACTCTTTAAAACGCCAATAAAAAGTATCACCACCTGGATTGGTTTTATCACCATCGGTCTTATAGGTTTTACCAGCTAAACCCTTGCGGACATTAGCCTTAGACTCGACATAATGTCGAGCACCACCTCGAATCCCTACCCGCATCTTGACATTCGCACCCGATATTTTCCCTGCTCGAATCGTGATATTTTTCCAGATTCGCTCCATGGTTTTAGGATCATCAATGGCTTTAGCATAGGCAATAGCTGCTTTTCGCACTACTGAGAATGCTTTACGTGATGCACGTTTGGCAGCATTCTTAGCAGCTTTACCTTCGCCAAGCATCTTAAGTTTGGCTTCAACTTCGCCCAAACCATGAATGTATTTCTCTGGCATAGATCACCCCCATTCTTTCAAACCCTCAGCCAGATTAAGTGTCATATATTCACGACGGCTTCCTGTATCGAAAGTAGGATCACCATCGATCCGATACAGCTTGCCATCAAATAACACTCGATACGTGGTATCAACAGATGCAACTTTTTGGGAATACCGAATAGTTGCCCGCGCCTGCATTGTGCCTTGCGCTGCCCGATCTGCAATGATGTCACGTGTAGAAAGATCATCAACATTGGCCCATACCGTTGCGTAATCTTCCCAAACTTCGCCCGTTTGCATGCCATTTCCATCACGGCCATTAGCATTAAGCTTCTGGATAGTGATTCTTTGGCGTAATTGACCCGCTCGCATAATTAATCATCCATAAATTTTGATTCTTTGTCGGGTTCCTGATCTTGCTCAGTAAGCAAATCAACCAGACTCTGAACCTGATTCATTAATTGACTGTTCTGATCCACGATTGAGATCAATTGCTGGTTCTGGGTTACCATTACTTGCATCATCGACGACATCATTTGGCTCTGAGCGGTCATCGCTTGAAGCAATATGTTTGCTGTCTCGGTTGATGAGTCGTCGCCATGATTCTTTTGCTTGTTCGTATTGCTGTTTGATCCACTCACGTCTTTTCTCGCATGATAAACAAGTCATTTCAAACACCTAATTGAGTTCGATATTTATCCAAATGCCAAATAGCACCTTTTGGCATTTCAGAGAAAGTACCAGTTGTTATGCTATTTTCTCGATTCTCAAACAAATCCCCAAGAATAAGCAAAACACCTATTTCTATTGTTTGATTGATCACAATGCCTAATAAAATTTTATTGATTTCATTAATTGATTCATCACCCCACATTCAAAAATCGATGCCGATTCCATGCCCACAATGTAGATTTTGGTAACTTCTCCACGTTTCCAGTGGCTTCTGGATTTTCATACCAGTAGCCGATTAGTGTGAGAGCACCTTGAACAATTGACGGGGATGCATGGATACCATTAACAACTTCATCCGGTATGGAAGTACCAAGTTCAAATAATTTTCGATTTGTCACTTCTTCAAAAGTTGATAATGCAGCATCGATCAATAATTTAAGATCATCGTCCTCATCATCTGCATCAATTTTCAATCGGGCTTTGACTTGGCTGAGTGTCAGTATTGGCATTTGCTTTCACCTTACGCTTAGATACAGTTTTGGGCTCAGGCTCAGGCTCAGGCTCAGGCTCAGGCTCAGGCTCAGGCTCAGGCTCAGGCTCAGGCTCAGGCTCAGGCTCAGGCTCAGGCTCAGGCTCAGGCTCAGGCTCAGGCTCAGGCTCAGGCTCAGGCTGTTGCGAAACTAAAGTGGGGTCAATATTTTCAGATTTAATTTCTTTGTGCGTTGCTACGCCTAAGATATCAACCGCAACTACGGCTGTTCGATCATCAACATCATGTTCGCCTGGTTCAATTTCTATCACCTTGTTGCCATTTTCTACCGCAATTTTGAATTTTTCATTCACGTTAATAATTGGTGGCATGAGAATCAATCCTTCCATTAAAAAAGCACCCTTCAAATTAGACTAAAAGTGTCCAACTTTCGGGGTGCAGTTCAGACTATCAAGGCTTTTGTATTGGTTAAGCGGCTTTAAGCGTTAGCACCTTGATTGCATTGCTATCAGTCAGCAAGCCACCCACACGCTTAGTTGTGTAAAACTCGATGTACGGCTTAGCAGAGTACGGATCGCGTAAAGTACGAACACCCATACGATCTACAACTGCATAACCACGCTTGAAGTTTCCGAACATGACTGCATTTGCATCTGCTGCGACATCTGGCATATCTTCATTTTCAGCGATTCCGTAACCCAATAAGCGTGATGGTTCATCTTCTTGAAGACCAGGCTGCCACAAGTAGTTGCCATCAGAATCTTTGAATTTACGCACTTTGGCTACCGTTAAACCATTCATCATGAATTTAGCGCCGCGGCGATAGCCTTTTTTCAGTCCGTAAATTAAATCAAGAATGTCATCTGCATCAAAATTACCGTCCTGACCAGACAAAAATTGCTGAATTGTTCCGAATTGGCGTGTTTTATCATCGGTAGTGGCTAAGTTGTGGGCCAAGATGCCTTTTGGCTTTTTCACACCATTACCGAGCAAGAACGCATTGCCTTCTTGTTCCGAAAATTCACGAGCAACTTCTTCTGCAAGCCAGTTTTCAACATTGAAAAAAACGTCATCCAAAGCCGTCTGTGTCGATTTTGGCTTGGCATAAATTTCACCCATGGTTGCAATAATTTCTGCAAGCTTTGGTGAATTGGTTTCAGGTCGATCATCTGTTTCACCAACCCAACCCGAGCTGGCTCCACCTAAATTGACCAACTTTTTATAGCCAGAAGCACTGATGATGATGGATCCACACTCTTCACGCATTGGGCTTTCGTCATGTAAGAGCTGAATGATATTTTTGTCGAGTTCTTCAGGAGCAGCAAAACCACCATCTGCATCAACACCCACTTGAACAGCTTTTTGCTGCAATTCAGCCAATCCTTCGTCTACACCCTTACGAATGAACTGAGAGTAAGCAGCTTTGTGTTCATCAACGTCCTTGCCACTGGTTGCACCTGGTCGTTTAGCTTGCTTAAGCTCCTTTTCAAGCTCAGTTTTGAGCTTATCAAGTTCACCCAATTTTTCGTTGAGTTTATCTACTTGACCAGACAATTTACTTTTTTCGGCTTTAATGCCTTCAAGCTCTTGGTCATTTTTCTTTTTGAAGTCTTCAAAAGTCCCCTTGAGGTCTGCTGCAACTTCTTCGATGTCTTTCTTTTCAATAGGCATTGTCATGCACCTTCTGTAAAAATGGATTTTAAGTCTTTAAAGGATTGAAGCGCGTCATTAGTCTGCTCGGTATTTCTCTGAGAACTAATTGCACCGTAGCCTTTCGCCATAAAGGCTTTGGCTTGAGGGAGAGAAAAACCAGCCTCTCTTAAGGCCCGTTCAACTTCAATTTCAGAAGGGATTTCCCCTCGATCTAACGCTGATTTCACTTCTGAAACTCGCGCCTCATCATTTGCGGGAAATGTCACAATCGATACTTCCCACAAATCAATGTCTGTTAATTTGTAAACACCCAGTTGTTTGTCATATTCGTAATCACGCAAGATGAAACCAATTGACATTCCACCAATGGATTTCGCTTTTAGATGTGCATGAGCTCGACGAGCCAAAGGGTCATCTTCAATAAGAAAACGGCCTCTTACAAAGAGGCCTTTTTCGTCTTCTTTCATCTCGGTGTAGGGACCTAGAGGCTCATCAGATTTGTGTTGCCAGAGCATCACAGGTAAACGTCCTTTTTTAGACCACTCCTCTAATGTGCGCTTGAATGCACCAGGCATTACCACATCACCGTAACTGTCTTTTACTCCAAATACAGATGCATATCCTTCAAACTCGCCTGTGTCAGATACAGATTTGATTTCAAAAGGCACATTAAGACGCTTTATCTGCATCATCATTCTCCTCAGGTTTTGTTGTCATGTTCATTGGAGTCAAGTAAATGTCTCCACCCTCACGTGGATTTAGATCTTCAAGCTCACGGCAGTCATTGGGGCTTAAGAAGCCCCATTGAATACCTTTCCCATACGCCTCATAGCGAGTTTTCAAATCGCCACGCAGTAAGGCCCCAGCATTAAACTTGGCATAGTGCGTTTTTCGGTCTTCTTCATTTAAAAGACCCACTCGGATTCTTGATTCGATTCGAGTCATGTATGGCACAAGTGAATAGTTCACAAATGACATGCCCATGTGCTCGATATTGTTCAGCGTCATTTTGTCCATGGCAGCAACAAGATGCGGTGGTACACGAAACAAGCCGCAGATTTCAGCCTTCTGATATTCACGAGTTTCCAAAAATTGAGAGTCTTCTAAATTCAAAACAGTAGGCTTCCATTTCAGGCCCTGCTCTAAAATCATTGGCTTGTATGTGTTGACCAATCCCGTGTAGTTTTCAGTGAATTCATCCTTCAAACGATTGAAAGCAACATCCGAAAGACTTTCATCGGTCTCAAGAACACCTGAAGTGACGGCACCATTTTTGAATAACTTCGAGCCATGCTCTTCAGTGTCCAAGCCCAATGAGATACTCTTTCGCGCAAATGCGATAGGATTCAAGCCATTCAATCCGTCTAAAGTGAAAAGACGTACATGCCAAATTTCATTCTGAGAGAGTGTCTTTAAACCACCATTTTTGAAATTGACCTGATACTCAACTTCCCAATTGTCATTGAGTTTTGGCGTAACGGATGCTGGATCAAGTGGTAATAACTCGACAACCTGACCGAGTGCATACACTTTGTAAGCATAGAAATTTCCACGCAAACAAAGACAGACCATTAAAAGCTCCCAGAACTCTTGAGGCGTCATGTAGTCATTTGGAGCCAGAGTTAACAAGTCATAAAGCTTATGATTTATTGCTGCTTCTTTCGTATTGCCCGTCTGTTTATACAATCGACAAGGCAGCATGCCCATCGATTCTGATAAAACCCGCACACATGAAAAGACAATAGCAAGTTGCATTGCACGGATCGGCGTTACTGGTTGCCCGGTGCCGGTGACAAATTCAGCTCCAAAAATTCTTGCCAATTCGTCTGGGCTAGAAATGATTTGGGGAGTTGACTTGAAACCAAGTAACTCCCCAATTTTTGATTTTAGATTCATTACAATCTTCTAACCCCGTGTTTCTCCAAATGATCAGATAAGGATTCTTCTTTAATCGTACTGGTTAATGCCAAAACTCGACTAACCCCCATCATGCAAGCCACTGCACCATCAATCTTTTTGAAGGACTTTTCTTTATCTGGAAACTCAGTATCGTTTTTTCCAGTTTTTGAAATCACATTGCCGAACATCCACGACAGAATTGGATGCCCATCATGATGAAATCGTCCTGCAGCAATTGCCGCTTCCATTTCCTTCATCGCTGGTGAAAAAGTCTTGGTATTTTTTGGGATCTTGATAGAGGTATAACCAGCTTCATCAATCTGTTTAGATATTTGAAATCCACCCCATTCATCGTATGGAACCTCTTGAACCTTGAGACTTTCAGCATCTGAAGTAATATCCTCAGCAATTTCGTTCAAATCATTCTCATAGCCATCACAAACCGTTAAAAGATTTTGGTTAAGCCATTTCTGATAACGTTCAATTACCTGCTTCTCATCTCCGTTATAGACAGTGTCGTAGGGCAAATAGAATCGAGGTGCAACTGAGTAATAATGAATTTTTCCGTCGATAATCCTGTAAAACAGATTGATTCGTGCTGCGATATCGATCTTTGAAGATAAGTCGACACAAATCAAACATGCATCATTTATGAAATCTTCAATTTTCAAACTTTTGTCTTTGCATTTATTCCACTGTTCCATATTGAAAAATGCAGATTTTGCAGAAACCCAAACGTTTAAATGCTTAGTTTTAAATGCATTTTGCTTTGCAGCGTTTTGAATTGCTCGACGCTGCTGTGAAATCAGATAATCTTCATAAACTGATACATCATAATTTGGGTTCGCTTTTACTAAAACTTTGGGATCAGTCCAATCATCACCCTCATCAATGGTCCATATCCATCCAAAAAGCTCATCATCAGGTACATTACCTTCAAGCATTTCCTGAACACGAATGCGCAAGTCATAGCACGGACCTTCAATGTTGAAGCCAGCAGTAGTAATCGTAAAAATCAGAGGTTGACGGCGAGCACCCATCCCCGTTTGCATCGTGTCATACAGTCTCGCATCAGGATGTTCATGGTATTCGTCTACGATTGCACAATGTGGTGATTGGCCATCTGGTGGATCACCAATAAGCGGTTCAAACAAAGAGCCATCGGTTGGTATTTCTAAGCTACCTGCATTGACCAAAATTCCTGCTGCTTCAATTAAATCTGGTGATCTGTTCACCATCAACCGTGCTGGCTTAAAAACTTCCCATGCTTGCTTTTCTGTCGTGGCACCTGAATAAACTTCTGAGCCGAATTCCCCATCATTGGCAAACATATTAAGTGCAACGCCAGCTGCAATTGCTGACTTACCGTTTTTCCGTGGCACTTCCCAATAGCTTTCACGAAAACGACGATAACCATCTTTTTTACGAATCCAACCGAACGTGACAGCAAGCCCAAACTTCTGCCAATCTTCCAACTTAATTTTGAGTCGTTTTAGTGCCCATTCACCTTTTGTGTGTGGCAATAATTCAACAAAAAGTATCTTTTTTTCAGCTAATTTAGGTTCAAATTTGTATGGGTAATCTCGTTTTTTTGAGTTTTTTAAATCATTAATGTGCCTTTCGCACGCCAATTTAACCCATTTACACGCTGGGACTTTTCCTGAGATAACAGATCGCGCCCATTTGTTGGCAGCGTCAACATTTGGGTAGCTGTTAGCCATTTAAATCCTCACATATCTAAAACTCCTGCAAATGAATTGCCTTTTTTCTTTTGGCTACCTCCTGTTAAGCGTGCCCGCGAAGAAGGGTCTAGTCCAAGCAATGAACCTAATGTCGCCATTTGACGAACCGCTTCATTCATCGCAGTTAGAGCTGGATTCTTTACCGGTCCACCTTGAGATCCGGCAACCACTATACCGTGCAAAGCTACTTCTTTCTGAGCTTTACGCCAGTTTTCATATGCAAGACAGAATCCTTCTACATTGTGCATATCAGTGATTCTGAGAATCTTATTTTTGAGAAGTTCTGGAACAATTGATTTCCAGATCATCGGTGCATATTCCAAGCTTTCCATATATTCGGGAACATCTATATTTGTGACCTCTGAAAATTCTGGAATATGGTTATTAAGGGGACGTTTACCAGGATTGCCATTAGCGCGTTTTGTTTCCTGCGGTTTCGGCTTGCGTCCGCGTCCCGGAACAGATGCTATTCCACCCATAATGTCAATCCACTAAATTTTTAATTTCGCGTGCGTAAAAATTTGACTTGGGGGTCGGTCATTTAGGCAAAAAGCCTGAGCTTTTTACCTCCCCCCTCCCTTGTAAAAATATTTTGCACTACTTTTGTGCGGTTTTTTACTGTCTTCATTGGCTGTTTTTCCGTGATGACACGGCGAGCATAGGCTTTGCAGGTTGCTCAGATCATCAGTGCCGCCTGCATGCTTTGGAGTGATGTGATCCACATCGGTAGCTTCAACAACCAAACCCGCTTGTGCACACTTAACGCATAGATACTCATCACGGCGCAGGACTTGTAAGCGCAGCTTACGCCAGTCATGACCATAGCCTCTTGCAGTAGTTGATCCGTTACGCTGTGGTCTATTGTTCCAGTTACTCCGTTTATCAGCATGCTCATCACAGAATCCTTTTTGATGCTGTGATGTGACTAGATTCGGGCAACCAAACTCTCGGCACGGTCTAGCCATTGTTATTACCTAGTAGAGCTAATAGTTTATAAAACAGCCCAATTACCCAATGGATAACTGGGCTGAGTAGTACTGCACTTTAAGGCTACTGTATGTGTTAATGGGTCGCCAATCCCAAGTAAATACTCACGTCTTTAGGTGGTCAATCCAAGGGTAGTGTCTTGTTCAAAACCCGCACCCTTTATATATCTTATTGACCAAATAAGATCCTACTAAATTTATGAAGCCTAGTAGGTAACTCCAGAAACGCAAAAAGCCCACCGAATGATGAGCTTTAATTGAGTTGGTCACGTTACCTTGTAATACGACCAGTATATAAAAACTATACATCTATTTACGTTTAAACGAAATAGGCAGATTGTAAAAACTTTCTCATCAGTTTTTTAAACGTTTTCGATACTTCTCAACCGCCGTTTCAATCTCCCAGCGAGCGCTGTAAATAGCAAGCTGCATCTGCTTTTCATATTTAATCCAAGACATTCTGTAGGCATCATACGATAAGCGCCCTTCTCCAATACCTGCAAAATATAGCCGGCCTTTGGCAGTAAAGTTCGATTCCAAGTTCTCATCTAAAGCAAACTCTAGAACCATACGGGCCATTAACAAACTAAGATCTTTCAATGGAATGTTTTTAGGATCGCTCTTTCGATCCTTTTTTACTTGATCCAACATAATGTTTGAAAGATTACCTATCAAATAATCGTATGACTGCTTATCTTTGTGCCCCCAAACAAATAATGCAGCAAGACTTTTTGCTTGTTCTGTTTGAATGTGAGTGAATGCACCACAACGATCCTCCCATGTGATCGGTTTTAAATTGGTGTCTTGAGTACACTGTTCTAAATTTGCTGTCTTTGCTCGCATCTGCGTACCGAGCCATTCGATATTAGAAACTAGATTTTGCTTTAACTCTTGATTCATCGAATAACCCACCTTATTTAAATAACTTACATGTATGTTGAGTTCCCTTTACCCAATAAACATCATGCGTTTTACACACTTGGATTGTGTTCCACGCATTGAACAAAGCCGCTAGAAATACCAAAACAACAAAGCCGACTATCCAAACCCAATCATTGTTTTTTCTTCGCATAGCACTCTCACATTTTCATTACGCAAATATCAAGCAAGCAACCCTTAACAACAGGTCGCGCATTGACTGTTAAGCTTTTAACCTGACTATCATCAATAATCAGTCCGCATTTCACTAAGGCATCAAGACAAGGTTTTAATATATTGTCGATATCACGGACCTTGTTGTCTGGCATGTGATAGTTAATCTCTACACGTACATCGCCTTTATGCTCAAGTGGCGGTACAAATCGCTTTACCACCTCAACAAAATGATTGGCACGTTTACTAAGGCGTTTGCACGCTTTCCCTGAATCAAGCCAATAATTATTTATTGACGGCGGTACGATTTGAATACTGCAATTAAGTATTTCCGTACCCATACATTCATGTGTTTTACCTTTGACCAGATACGGCGGCAATGTTGGTAATGGGTCCTTATTGACTTTTTTCTTGCCATCAGTTTTTTTATCAAAACTATGACGATAAGTTCCCCATTTGGGTTGTTTCATAGAATTGCTTTTATTATTTGAAATGACGAAATCTTTTTTTAGATCAACCAATGCTTTCATACATCACCACCCTTGAGTGCTTGCTCTAACGCCCTTTTTGTATCCCCTAAAAGCGATAATTGAACTTCCAGAAAAGCGTTTCTCTCCTGCAACTCATCAATCTTCTTTTGACGAATCCACCAACCGTACCAAGCAGCATTCAATGAGCGTGCAATATGGTTAATTGGTGGATTTAAAGGTTCATAAATTTGCTTATCCTGATTAAATCGAACCTGAGTAAACGGTGATTTATGTGGATTTGGCTCATAAGCATTTTCAAATTCTTCTCTGCCCTTATCCATTATGCACCTCACATTGCTCAAAATAGAAAACGACTGGATCGGGTTTAATCTCAATTAATCCAAAACGAATAAGGTGTCTTGCATGTGTGCTATCACGTAGAAGCTGAACATCACGATAATGAGCAATCATCTTGCGCCAACCCTCCAATGACATCGATGACTTATTAATGTTGCAAGCCACGCAAGATGGGTTCATATTTTCAATTGTGTGGTTTTGCGGTTGTGTCATTTCACCTGATACCAACTTTCCACCGCCCACATGAACAATGTCCCGTTTTACAGCTTCGATATGATCCGCATGCCACTTATCACCCAAAACCTCACCGCAATAAGCACAGTGACCACCAAATTTCATTTTTAATTCTGATCGTTGGGTTTTAGTGAGTTTCATTAATCACCTCCCAATTTCCGCTCACATCCGCCATGTCTAAGACTTCGCATTTATCAATGCGATGACCTGCTGCGATTTCTTCTGTTGTAGCAAGACGAATATCAGAATATGGGTAATCTTCACAAAAACACTTTGCTCCTGCCTCATCCCAACATTCGTGTAAAACAATAGAATCACCACCTTTTTTATGGACTCTAAACAATCGATCGTATGGCAAACCTTTAAACACCACCAAATCCCCAACTTTAAACATGCTGATTCTCCTTGCAAGACTCAACCGCCTCATAGTCTTCGATGGCTTGCTTTAAATCCAAAACCTCATCTTTTGATACATGTCCAAATTCGGAACCATAAGAAATTAAATAATCTAAAAATTTACGCGCTTTGATTAAGCCTTCCTGTTTCTCGATAACCCCAACCGACTCAACCACCTTTTTGAGTGATGACACATTTACAAGCTCAATACTTGGCTTAAATCTCAATGAATACTTATTATCTTTAGCTCGATAACAAAGTTGTGCTGTATCTGTACCCGTGTATGTTATAGGCGCACCATCCAAAACTGCTCTCGCTCTCGCAATCCCGAAATCTGCTACAAATTTATGGGCGTTCATTGATTGGCCCCTATCTCTCTTTTATTGCCATAAAACATTTGATTGACTGGTCCCACATAAAAACACCATTCAAAAATGTCATCCCAGTAATACCAACAGCCGTTTTCTGACTTCCAATATGTGCCATCGTTTTCAATATGTGTCGCGTCTTTAGGGATCATGCTTCACCACCTTGACTGAAATATTTATTCACGCCTTTAATTTTCTGAAGCAAATGTTCTGGACATGGAACTGCATTACGATTTTGTTTAAGCTCTTTAGGTTTTTCAGGACGCACCCACATTTCTTGTGTTTTGCCTTTCTTTTGCGCTCGTACTAAATAATCTTGATAAATGTCTTTGAATGCGTAATGCGCAGCCTTTTGGCCTTCATTGTCGAGAATATGCTTCACTTCATCAAAAGCAGCCTTAGCAAGTGTTGTCATCGGCAAAGCGTTGTCATTTATATAATTTAAAGCCTTTGCCCATGCCTGATCTGCTGTCCACCAATCACCCGCCTGTACGCACCAAGAACGGAACTCAGGAAGCTTAGGACACCATTTTTCTGTGTTTAAACGATCCATACCACGGCGCAATTCAACTGGTGTTAGTCCGTTTAGTGCGATGCAAGTCAATTCAATCAAACGCTCATCGCTCAAATGAGAAAAATTTCTTTGAAAATCTGTTCCGTGTAGGTCTTCCATTCGTTCAAGTACTTGCTCTGCAATCTGTACAGGAAAATCAACGGCGAATGCATCTTGAAATAATTGAATATTGCTCATGCATGCTCTCCTACTACGTCACGCATAACGGGCGTTTGTTGCTGTGAATTACCAAAACGGCGTTGGTACGGTTGTTTTGTTTGCTGTGGTTGTGAAGTACGGTTTTGCTCGTTGAAATACCACTGAGCCTCAAATGCTGCCCAAGGCTTTTGACGGTTCAAACAAAACTCAATGGCTTGAACAAATGTGAGATTCGCTTTCTCGATTTGTTTTGAAAGAATCGAAAATGCTCGTTCTGTGCTTACGCCACCTTTGGCTTTACGAACTTGCATGAACTCAGTAGCCAGTTTTTCAGATACGCCGTTTTCAATGAGAGCGTTTTTAAAATCAAATTTCTCTGGTTTTTGACTCTCTGATTTTTTAGATTCAGGTTGTTCAGCCGAATCTTTTTTATTTATTTTTTTATTACTTTGAGAGTTGTTTTTGATAGTGATACTTTGTGTGTTAAAAATTTTTACTAGCAGCGGTAAAATATTTTTACTAGCATGGTTAAAATTTTTAACTAGCAGGGGTAAAGAATTTTTACTACCCGCTTCTAGCTCACCTAGTAAAGAATTTTTACAAGGAAAGTTTAAAACACAACCGATTGAAGTTTCATTTCCAAGCTTAAAAGTATTACCGTGAATCGTGCTTTCTTCCTCGATCACAAGACCAACTTTGATCAGTTCTTTGAGACATTTCACAATCGTTGGACGGCTTTTACCTGTAATATCTTCAAACTGGCTTAATGAAATAGAGTCCATTTCTTTGTTCCAACCGCGTGTCTTGCGACAAATAACAAGATATATTTTGCAAGCTGAATCAGATATTTTGTCCAAAACTTCATCGACAAAGGCATTTGGCACTTGGAATGAGTTGGGGATAAATTTACTCATAAACAACCTCTACAATGTTTTGTATTTCACATTCTGAGGTATCTAAAAAATGGTGTTTTTTTAATATTCCACCCTCAAATTGCTGCAATCTTTCTTGCTGCAATTGCTCATAACCTTTATTCAATTCACAACCTAGATATTTTCGACCATGCTTGAGAGCTGCTGCGGCTGTGGTTCCAGAACCCATGAAAGGGTCAAACACAACATCATTTACTCGAGATCCCGCTAATACACATGGTTCGATTAAATCAATTGGGAAAGTAGCGAAATGAGTGCCTTTGTAAGGTTTGGTTGATACTTGCCAAACACTGCGCTTATTGCGGGTTAAAAGGTCATAATCACTATTTGTACGTTGTTGGCGGTGCGTGCCATAAGATTGGTTCGGAATTGCAGCAGATCTCTTGCTATCAGCGCGCTTAAAATTATCTCTAGCTGATCTTGAACATACGGCTTTCATAGGTCCGTTTGATTTATCTGGCACACGGTTACTACCCGCTTGAGCATCAATGTTTTGTGATAAGCGCTTTAATGAACTCGCTGCAACAGGTTCTTTGATAGCAACATGATCAAAATAGTATTTACGTGACTTACTGAATAAAAAAATATACTCATGCGCTTTGGTGCATCTATCCGTAATGCTTTCAGGCATAGGGTTTGGCTTATGCCATATTATGTCTTGACGTAAGTACCAACCATCAGCCTGTAGTGCAAAAGCAACTCGCCACGGTATGCCAATTAAGTCTTTTGGTTTGAGATTTGATTGTGCTGCATTTTGCTTGGGTAGAATCAAGCCTTTGGTTTTCGGATTTTTACCATCGTTAAGGCCAGTTCGCGTCATTCCACGACCAGAACCTGCATAACTATCGCCAAGATTCAACCATAATGTCCCATTGTCATGCAGCAGCTCTCGAACAAGACGAAAAACCTCAACCATATTTTGAACATATTCATCTACAGTATTTTCTAAACCTAGTTGGCCACTTACACCGTAATCCCTCAATCCAAAATATGGTGGAGAGGTAACACACATTTGAACCTTAGTTCCATTTTCAATAAGGTCTTGCATTGTCTGACGACAGTCACCAAAATGAATTTGATTCATTTCAAACCCGCCTTTCTAATAGCCGCAGTTAAGCGAGTCAAACCAAACGCCGTGATTCTTGCTTGAGTGAAAACCTTGTCACCATCATCACAAGCGACCACCGTTGAAACTTTGTTGATCATTACTTTTTGATCAACTCGATGCGCATATGCACACAAACGGCGATGTCTGCTGTTCTCTCGATAGACCCACTGTTTTTTTAATAAAAAATCAATCAGCTTGGTTTGTTGAATGCCGATCGTCTTTGCACACTCGCGTATGCTGTATGTGTTTGTTGTGTCCGCAATAACATCTAATGCCTGTGCCTTAGGTTCTAACACTGCAACTTTCTGTTGTAAGGCAATCGCTTTTTGTTCTGAATCAAGTGCTAGTTGCAAAATTTCTAAGCGAGTAAGTTCATGCGGTTGTTGCACTTCCATTTCTTTCAATTTATGCAGAACATGACGGCGAACCGATTTCGATTCACGCATCCCGATCAACATGCATTGCTCAAGTGTGAGATCAAAAACAATCGACTCAGTGTTGTTGAAATTTTGAACTACATTTTTTGTGTAGTTCTCCCCGTCAAGCTCATCTTCAATTTTTGCGTTAAAGCTGTTCAGACGAAGTAACGGCTCACCCATGCCTTGACGAACCTGGTTAATCAATTCCAGTAACTCTTTACTAGACATGACCTGTTGTTCGTGATTAAATTTAGCCAACATGTTCATTTGATTTCCTTTGTGGTTATCAACGTTAAAAGCCTGATCCACGAAATCAGGCTTTTTCTGTTTGTAGGGCTGATAGATATTTTTTTGCCTCTGTTTCGATCGCTTTTCTAAAACTGGCAAGCTCTTGTTCCAATGACTCAATCAAAAGTAGGGTTTCGCCCAATTCATCTGGTGTAACCACGCCATCTTCAAGAATGTCATGCACATGTTTGTTCATTTGGCCGTTATGAATGTTTAGATGTAATAACGACTCAAGCACACTGACCTGATGTTCTTTTTCAGTTGCCTGTTTAACTGGAACCATCATTAAGCCCAATTTATGCGCCCAGACTTTAAGCACCGCTGGGTTCTGCGTATAAATCAAAGTTGCTTCAAATGCCTTTAAGCTTGGTAAATGCTGATCCATGTTCGGGTTGGCGTAGTTGAGTACAGTTTTGTGCGAAACACCCAACACATCCGCTACGTCTTTAGGTGTAACGCCCTCTGAGTGGTGGATCATCTTGTAAAGCGCAGTTTTTGTTTCTTGTGAAATTTCCATATGTGAATCCTTGAATTTATTCACGTTTACCGAATGACGGCGTTTTGTGAGAA